ATGCCCCCGAGGTGCGCCTGCCGTGTTTGCTGGAGTACCCCCCCAGGGGTTTGCTGGCGGCTAGGGTCGCCACGTCCGGTGCGTCACGAACGTCACGCCCACGGCCGGGCCGTCTGGGCCGTCGCCGTCAGTCGGCAGGCTGTCGCTCTTGTCGCGGTTGCACTTGCGGTGAACCGGCTGCGTGTTGTCGAGCGTGTCGGTGCCGCCGCGAGCCAGCGGCGTGATGTGGTCGACCTGAAAGCTCAACGGGTGCAGGTGGTGCGCGTCGTAGTCGATGGGCTCGCCGCACACGGCGCAGTCCTCACGACGTCGCAGCCAGTGGCGACGGAACCTGTTGCGGCGAGCAGTGTTGCGGCCCGCCGTCATGTCACCAGTCGTACTGCTGGTAGTCGGCGGGCTGGCGCGTCTTGTGCGCGGGCCGACGAGCTGGCTTGCGTGCTGCCTCGCGCTCGTCGTAAGCCTCGTACGCGGTGCGCTTGCGGCTGGCCTTGCCGTCACCCTTGGCGTTGGCCACCAGCGCCTCAGCGCGTGCAGCGGGCGTCATTGCGGGGGCCTGGGCGTCGACGTCGGGAGCGTTCTCGGACATAGCGGTTACCTCTCTTGGGCCGGGGCTTATGTGCCCGCCGCCGCGCACACGACCCCGTGGCGCCGCGCCGCGCCAGGCTCGCGTGGTGACCAGCCAACGCGGCGAGGGGCTGCAGCGGAGTGCGCCGGGCGCAGTGCGCCAGTGTCGGAGTCGCGGCGGCGGGCTGACGCCAACCGGCGCACGGGGATAGGAGGGCCGCGCTGCACGTGGTTGACGTCGGGAATGGGAACGGCTCTGACAGCCCCGTTTTGGGCCGCCAGAGCCGTTTTAGGCACAGTTGTGCTAGTGCGGGGTGAAGTCTACGGGCGTAGCACGCCAACGCCTCCACGTCGCCGCCAGGTACGAGAAAGCCCCCGCCGTAGCGGGGGCTCTCGCTGCTGACCTCAGTCCTCGGCCGCCGCCTCGACGACCTCCACCTTGACGCGGTTCAGGATGGTCTGGCGCTGGCCCTGGTACTCGCCGAATCCCTTGACGGTGCCGGTGACTCGCACCTTGTCGCCCCGGATCAGGCCGTACAGGTCGCGCGCGGTGCCGGTCGCCTTGAGCACGCGGCCGTCAGCGAGCTTGAACACGACGAGCTTCACGTACTCGGTGCCGTATCCGGCGTACTTGTCGCGCTCGAATCCGGCCGACACGGTGACCTCGGCGTCGAGGTTGCGCAGCCGCTCGCCGACCTCACCGGCCGGGGCGTTGTTCAGTGCCGCGCGGCGGGCCTGCTCGGCGTGCGCCTCGTCCCACGCCCGCGCGAACTCTTCGGCGGCCTCGGCGGCGGCGCGCTCGGCGGCCTCGGCCTGCGCCTCGGCGGCGAGCTGGTCGCCGTACTCGGCCCACAGGGCGTCCAGTTTGGCGTAGCGGCGCAAGGTCTGCACGGCGTTCTGGCGCTCAACCTTGCCGGTACCCCAGCAGCCGTAGCAGGTGCCCTCGCACTTGCCCATGTGGTTGACCCAGCGGTAGATGCCCGAGCCGCCGCAGCGGCAGCAGTCCTCGGTCCAGTACACGCGGTCGTGCCCGTGCTTGCCGGGGTGCGGGTCGACGTAGGTGTGCAGCTCGAAGGTGCGGCCCTGGTACTTGAAGGTGGTCGACATTGTGGGCTCCTATCCCTTGTCGTTGTTGACATGTAAACAGTAGCGCTGGCGCTGTATGCATGTCAACACAGAAACGCCCCGCCGGAAGCTGCCCGGCGGGGCGTCTCAACTAGCAGCCGTGCACCAGCCGGTGCCACGGGCCGCCGCAAGCCCGGCAGACGATCCTGCCGTTGACGCGGGTTCCCGGTAGTGCGGCGGCGCTTTCGGCCGTCTCACCGTGCCGTACGGCACCGTTTTTCAGGATCACGTCGAACAGTTCGACCCGGTGCTCGGGCTTGTCGTGCTTGGCCTTGTCGGCGGCGATCTTGCTGTACTCGATAGCGCCGTTCATGCCCTCGGCCGAGGTGGCGAACCGGCCGACGTCGATGCCGTCAGCGTTGAGGTTCCACGCCCCGTCAGTGCCCCGCATGTGCAGAACGAACGCGATACCGGCGATCGTCGCAACCCAGGTGATCGGGTCGTATCCCGACCAGTAGCCGCCCTGCTCACCACGGAACGGGTGCGTCCACTCGATACCCTTAACCATCATCTTGGGCTCCTATCCCACTGTGTAGTTTTCAATCCCCCAGCGCCGGGGCGCTGTTGGTATGTAAACAATAACCCGGCGCTGTATGCGTGTCAACAGTTTCGGTTGGCGTCGCTGCGCCGCACGTTGATACGCTGCACACGTGCCGCTCGGGGGGCGGAGAAGCGGCACAAAAAGAAGCGCCCCGCCGGGCCGCGAGTGGAGGCGGCGACTGCCCGGCGGGGCGCTTCACTCTTTGGCGCTCAGCGCCACCAGCCCGTGCCAAGTTTGGGCTGGCACTGCTTGTAGATCTTCAACGCCAGGTGCTCGTGAATGTACGAATGGCGAGAGATCGGAATGTTGATACCGTCGAGGCTCCAAATCTCGTGATTGGCACCCTCACGCACGAAGATGAAATCCAGACCCTTGGCGCGAGCGGCCTTGCGGATCTTGGCGATGACCTCGGTACGTTTCGGCATTGCGGGCTCCTATCCCCTGTCGTTGTTGACATGCATACAGTAGCACGGCTGTATGCACCTATACAACAGGAACGCCCCCGAGCATTCTCAGCTCAGGGGCGTTGCGCGGGCTGCCGCGAGGATCAGTCGGTGTACTTCACCTCGACGTCGACAGACTCAACCGGCACGTTGAGCCACGTTGCGATCAGATCGGCCGCCATCGGCCCCACCTCGTCGAGAGTGCGGGCCTGCGTGTACTGGTCAATCTCGGGAACGTGCACCAGCAGCCAACCGGGCTCGTCACCAGTCGACGCTACGGCCGTGAAATGCGTTGGAGCGTCCATGCGGTCAGCATAACGCCCACGCGGCCTCAGCTCGCCCGTAAGCGACGAAACGCCCCCGGCAGGTGTCATCCCAGCGGGGGCGCCCGTCGAGGCGCTCACAGCGCCGCTCACGCGGCCGCCAGCTCGTCGACCCAGCAGTTCTCGACTTCCTCCACCTGGTCGGCGTCCAACGGGTCAGCGTCCCAACGGACCTCGACCATTCCGGCCGGGACGTCGAACGCCCGCAGCACCGTACCCACACGCGCCGACTCACGCCCATACAGGCGCATCCAGCCAGCATCGACCACACGATCGCCGACGACGAAACGAGGCGCCACGCGCTCGACGCGGCGGCTGCTGCCCGGCGCGATCGTCGACTGGAAGTGACGCGCCTCGGCCTCGGACGAGAACCGCTCGACGCCCGTGGCGTGCTCGACGACGTACACCAGCGCCTCGGGGTCAAGCTCGGTGATCCGGTAGGCGCCATAGGGCCAGCCGAGCACGACGTCGTTGCCGTCGCGGTCGCGCGGGATCAGCTCGCCGGTCGTGTCATCGCCCTCGACGCGCGCGTTCTGCGCGACGCAGATCCGGCCGAGACGCTCGCGGGCCTCGGCGATCGTGGCGTGCTCGGTGACCTCGGTGCGACCGTGAAGCTGAACGATCATCTTGAACATTGGGGGCTCCTATCCCGTGCCGTTGTTGACATGCAAACAGTAACGCCGCGGCTGTATGCATGTCAACAACGCCGCTGGCGCCGACCATGGCAGCTAGCCGAGCTAAGTTTTTTCGGTGCCCTCGACGCCACGACAAACGCCCCGAGCGGATCACACTCGTGGCGTTTGCTCGAAACCGGCCGAAACGCGGATCAGCGCAGCTCAGCCGAGCCGCCGGCCGACTGTGTCGGCGTTAGCCAAACAGGCGCCGCAGCCGCTCACGCTTCAACTCATCCTCGGCGTGCTTGAGCTGCCACCGCAGCGCCTCGTTAAACCGCTCCAACGACCGGCGCAGCCGCTCACGCTGCGCCTCCGACAGATCACTGAGCCGCGTATCAACAACATCACTCATCAGCCACCACCTTGGGCATCGCCACCGCCTCGAACACGACGTACACCATCGGGTCGTCAATCCGCGCCGCCAGCGCCGCACACGGGCCGGGCGCCGCCTGCCCCTCGCGGGCAAGCTGCTCCTGGGCGTCGGCACGAGTGCCACGCCACACCTCATGCACCTCGACCGCCTGCAGCCCCTCAGTACCCGCGAACCGCTGCAGGCTGGCATCGGCCTCGCCGGTCAGGAAATCCTCGAACGTGTCGACCCCGACACGCTCGGGAACGGCCGGGTGATACGGGATCGTCACGACGAGCTGGTCGCCGACATGCCTGCCGACCGCCGCGCACCAACGCGGCCCGTAGCTCAACCGATTCGGCTTGATCGTGTACGTCACGTGATCGAACGCCAGCGCGTCGTGCGGGTCAGCCAACGGGGTGACAGCACGCGACTTCGCCACGTTGAACACGCCCGGCATACCCTCGCCCGGCGCGTCGACCCGCTCGAACGTCCTCACCTCGCGCACCTCGTTGGCGATCGGGCCGTCAAGGAACAACACCGGCGCACTACCCATGCCGCAGCACCTCCCACACGTGCCCGACGATCCGGCGCAGCCACCGCCCGACAGGCTCGACCGGGAACCGCACGACGTGCACCAGGTTGAAATCCGCATCCCACGTGCGCACCACCGGGCCGGGCCGACGCCCCCACGGATACGGAACGATCAACGCCTCCCACCTACTGAGCACACCGGACACCACGACGTCGTACACCTCGTAGGCGCCATCGAGCACCCGGTCGACGGCGCGGCCCGGCAACGGGTACACCGCAAGCCACACCACGAGCACCAACGCCCGCAGCGCATCCCACACGTCGACGAGCGCCTCGCGCAGCGTCGGCCGGGCCGGGCGCACGTCGACACCAAACATCAACTCCCACAGCGCCGCGTACGGCTCGACCGTGGCGCGGGCGTGCAACCGCTGCGCCGCCGTCTGCCGCTGCCGCGCCAGCGGCCCGTAGTGCCCTGACAGGGTGACCCCGAACGTGACTTCGCGGCGCGGCTGCACACTGCGCACAACCTGCTTGCCCCACGACCGCACCGGCACGTCGTCGCCGACGACGCTGCGCACCGGGCCGTCGCCCACCAGCTCGCCCACAGGCTCGAAACCGCCGTCGTCGATCACGTCGTCGGCGAACGAATAGTCGGCCACCGTCACAGCCCCTTCACGTTGAGCACCTGGCGCAGCTCGACGTCAACCGATACGAGGCTCTCCGCGTCGGCCATCACGACGTCAATCGGCTTGTAGGCGTCGGGAATCTCGTCGACCCACGCCTCGCCGCGCCGATACTCAATGCCAGCCATGCGGGCGTCCAGATCCTCGACGGTGAACATCTTGCGGGCCTTGTTGCGGGAGAACCGGCGGCCCGCACCGTGCGGCGCCGAGCACAACGCCTCGGGATTGCCCTTGCCGGTGACGACATACGAGCGGGTGCCCATGCTGCCGGGAATCAGCCCCCGCACCCCCTTGTTCGCGTCGATCGCACCCTTGCGGGTCAACCACACCTCACGGCCGCCGTGAGTTTCCTTCTGCGTGTAGTTGTGATGAGTGTTGATCGTCTCCACCAGCAGCGAATCGGCGTCACCCGGCGGGTAACCCATCCAGTGCGCGAACGCCCGCGCGAAACGATCCAGCATCTCGGCACGGTTCAGGTACGCGAACCGCTGCGCCCACCGCAACTCGACGATGTACGAGTCGAACTCGGGCGTGCCCTCGACGAGATACGCCAGATCAGGGTGAGGCACCTGCAGGCCGTTGTTGTGGCAGTAGCCCTGCGCCGCAGCGATATGCCGCTGCGCGATCTTGTTGCCGACACCGCGCGAACCGGAGTGCAGGAACAACCACACACGGTCAAGGTGGTCGACACACAACTCGATGAAGTGATTGCCACCGCCGAGCGTGCCGAGCTGCTCACGCCACTTCGGCGAGTGCGACAGGTCGACACCGAACCGGGTAGCGATCAACTGCAGCCAGTCCAGGCGCGACCTGGTGAAGTCGAAACGGTCCAGCGACTTGTTGTAGCCCCCGGCGCTCATCGGGATCGCCGACTCGATCGACTCGCGCAGCGCCGAAAGCTCGCGGCCCTCCAAGTCCGTCGCCGTGTAGCTCGTGCGGGCGGCGATCATGCCGCAACCAATGTCCACACCCACCGCCGCCGGGATCACCGCACCCTCGGTCGGGATCACCGTGCCGACGCTGCTGCCCTTCCCGAAATGCGCGTCAGGCATGAGCGCCACGTGCGGGTACACGAACGGCATGTCAGCCGTCTGCTGCGCCTGGGCGAGAGTCTCGTCGTCAACCTCGCTGGCGAAGTTGATCAATCGGTCGTTGATTACCGTCGGCGACACGAAGGTCTCCTATTCAGTTGTTATTCAGTTGGATTGGCGCCGGTCGAGCGCCACAGCCACCAAACCACACAAAAGCGCCCCCACCCGAACACCTCGGGCAGGGGCGCCGTGTCGGCGTGTCGCTACACCCAGCCGGGCACCACAGTGACCGGAATGCCCTGCGAACGCCACAGCTCGATCACCTCGGGATTGTCGTCGATCGCGCCGCGAATGTCGTAGTGCCGCCGCAGGTACCGCAGAATCTCCAACTTGACGACCCGATCAGAGCGAGTGTCGCCGTCACGGCGGTGAAACGGCCCATCGAACGGCACCGGCATGTGCCGATCCAGCCAGCCGCGCGTGACGTCATACCAGCGTTCCATGCGGGCCGTCACCACGACCGGCACCCAGCCGCGCGCGTACGTCTCGACCGCGTAGTCGAGGGCGACCTGATTCGGCGGGCACCCGGCGCTCGCGGCGTGAAAGGCGTCGAAGTCTTTCAGCTCGCGGGGCCGCATCACGTAGTGCCGCACCGAAGTGACATTGCACAGGGTGCCGTCGACGTCGAGAATCCGCGCGGGCCGCCGCATCACGCCACCCTCCCCATCGGCGACGCACCCGCCGCAGCCACGCCCGCACGCCCACTCGGGATGCAGCCCGGTGCGCGCGTTGCCCTCGGCCAGCTCGACGATCCGGTGCGCGTCGACAGCCCACACCCACCCGCCGTTACCGTCCTGCACCCGCACGGCCCGCACCCGGCCGTCGACGGCCATCGCGTTGACGACCGCCACAGGCACACCGAGCACCCGCGCAGCGCGGCGAGCGTGGTAGTGCGCGAACGGTGCGGTGCGCAGCACCTCGGCGGCGCTCACGCAACCACCTCCGCATCCAGCACCGGCTGCGCATCCTGCGACGTGTGGTGATCGAGGATGCGCACAACGGTGCTGTAGCCGACGCTCAGCTTGCGCGCGATCATGCTCGGCGCGACACCCTCGGCGTGCGCAGCGAGCACCTCAGCGACCTTCACCCGATCAATGCGCGTCACCCCGGCCGCCACGATCTGCTCCGCTGCGGGCAAGTGCGCAGCCAGCGCGTCACTCGCCGCAGCCTCACGCGCGATCAGCGACGCAACCGACACACCGGCGGGCTCGTCGCCGTGCGCGGCGGGCTCAGGCTGCGATTCGGCCGGCACAACCGAGGGCGAAGAAACGTGCAGGTCAGCGGCCTGCGCAACGGTGCGCACGTCGTTGTGCACCTCGACATGCACCGGCGCGACAGGCTGCGCAACCGGCTGCGCCTCGACGTGCACCGGAGCGTCGACAACCTCGGCGCGCTGCGCATTCGACAGCGCCAGCAGAGCGATCGTCGACCCCGTGATGCTCAGATCCACCACGACCGGCACCAGCCACGCGATCACCGGCGGGATACCGCCCGACACGATCGCCAGCTCGCGCAGCGACGCGAACGACAGCACGAGCGACGCGGCGGCCACCGCCCACGTGATCGCCAGCGACGCGCGATACGCCGCGCCGACGATGCGGGTCTGCACCAGGGCGTGCACGCCGTGCGTCGCGCCGAGCACACCGACCGGGGCGACGATCGCCAACGCGGCGGCGATCGCCGGGCTGGCGGCGTGCGGGTTCATCAGCGCGTGCGTCACGTTCCCCCAGATCGACGCGGCCGTACCGGCGGCCAGCCACACCCAGAAGAACCGGCGGGCGCGGGCCTCGGCGCTCATCGGGCGACCTCGCTGGAAACGACGACCGTGCGGGCGATCTCGGCGAGGCTGCGCGACGCCAGCGACGCGCGCAGGTTGAACTGGCCGAACGTGACGGCCACCGCCGAGCGGTCGGCCTGCACGCTCCACGCGACGCCGCTCTTGGTGCGGCCCGTGAGGTGAAGAGTGTTCATGTTGAGGGGCTCCTATCCCTGTGTGTTGCGTTGGTGATTGTGGGGGCGCGCTCGGCGCCCCGGTGAACTCCGCTGTCTGCCCGGCGCGTCAGGCGCCGATGCTGTCGGCCCACGCCTGCCAGCCGCGCATTTCCTCGAGCTTGGCGCGGACACCGCGCGCGAAGTTGCGGCGTGCACGCCGGTCGTCGACGGTCGACATGAACAGCGCCAGCGCCTTGCGGACCTTGGCGCCGTCGCTGCCGGGATGCTGCAGCACGTCGCGCGTGGCGCCGTAGGCGCGGCCGACCTCGAACCAGCGGTCGGCGATCATCTTGGCGGCGCTGCGCTCGGTCATCAGTCCCGCCGGGACCGCCGCAGCCTCGACCTCGACCTCGGGCTCGACCTCGGGCGCAATGTCGGCGATCGCGGCGACGGCCTCACGCTTGGTGCGGAAATCGCCGATCCAGCCGTCGTGGAACACCTCGGCGTCGACCACGCGCCACACCCAGCGGCTCGGCTCGTCGAACGACAGCGGAACGTTCTCGACGACGAACTCACGGCCGCCAGCCGAAACCTTGTACATGCCCGCGCGAACCTTGCTGACCTTCATAGTGGGCTCCTATCCCCGTGCCGTTGTTGACATGCAAACAGTAACACGGCGATGTGTATGCATGTCAACAGCAGAAGCGAAAACGCCCCCAACCTCGCAAGATTGGGGGCGCCACGCAGCACAACTAGGCGACGTTCGCCCGCGTGCGATTCACACGATGAACCGTCTTGATCCGCTCGGGATAAAACGACCGCCAGCACTTCGTGTTGTCGTCAGGGCCGATGAAGTCGCACGTAATCCGGCCCGCGCTCGTCACAGCCGCCTTCACGAACCGAAACCGGCCACGCTCACCACGAATCGACACCTCCGTACCCGGCGCCAACACACGGCCATTCACCACAACCTCGGGCTGCGGCACTGGCGGCACCGACGACCGAAACGCCTTCATACGCTTCACGCCAGCGCCGCGCATTCAGCCACACGACCCGGCACACGCGGATTGCGATACCCGTACTGCCAGCAGTACCGGGTCGCCGACGACGCAGCCTCAAACAGTGCATTGAACCGCGCCGAATCCGGCTCGACCTCAGCCGCATACAGCGCCGCCAGCTCGGCCTCATCGACCCTGTTGCGGATCTCAGCAGTCACCGGCACACCGGACGGCGACAACCATGCCTCTGTGTACATCAAGGGCTCCTATCCCATCACCTGACTAGGCGACGACGACGATACGACCTCGGTTGTCTGCCCGTCAACACTTTCTGTTGCCGCGTCAACACCCGCGAGGCCCAAAATCCGCACCACCGCCGGGTATCGGACACCCAAACTGCGCGCAATCGCAGACGGCGACAACCCCGACTCGTGCAACGCCAACACCGACGCGCGGCGCTCATCCTCAGCCACGCGGCGCTGCTCAGCCGCCGCCGCGGCCGCATCCAACGCCGCCACCACCGACGAATACGTGTACACCGGCAACCCCTCGGCGTTGTAGCCGTGCGCCTCAACCCGCGTCATCAGCTTGTAGAACGTCGAACGCGGCACCTCACGGCCAACCAGCTTCAACAACCGGAACAACTCGGCCTGCGTGCGCGGCACATCGTCGACACGAGCAAGCGCCTGGCGCTGCAACGCATCCACACCCCACACCGTGCCGCACCGAGGGCACGACACCGACACCGCCTCAGCCTCCACATACAGCGGAGTGCCGCAACGGCTGACACGCACCACCCGAGCCCCGCCGGTGCGCGGGTCCACAACTTCCTCCGTACGCCACTCCTGGCACGGCCCGGCATACTGCACATCCGGCGGCAAGTCGATCACACGCTCAGCCGCATCACGCCAATTCAGCACCCAACGCAACGCATCCGGCGCCCACGGATGCGACATCATCGCCCCCGGCTCAGCCGCCAACTTGCGCGCAGCGTGCTCGACCCGCTCCACATCACGCGGGCCGCGCACCTCCACACCACCGACCTGTTCCCACCACGACACCAGCCGCGCCGCATCACGCAACAAATCCGCAGCACGCGAGTTCAACGGCAGCGACGGCAACCGCTCACCCGTCGACACCCGCAAGCCACGCTTAGCGACCTTCGCCTCCCCATAGGCACTCTCATGCAGACGAGCCAACAACCACGGCACCTCGACGAGCTGGCGGCGCAACAACCGCACACACGACCAGCACAAAAACTGCTGCACCGGCACACCGCAATGCAGGCAGCGGCCCAACGGCTCAGGCACAGCAGGCGACGTGTCAACGTCCAACTCAGACGGCGCCGCCGGGCACGGCGACCCGTAGTAGCTAACGCCGGCCGAATCCCGCGGAATCCCCTGCGAACTGCGCGAACGACCCTCAACCACAGAAACCGGCAAAGTCACTTCGGCGACACCTCCGTAAACGGCGCATACCGAGAACTCGGCGCCTTATCCCGCGCATTACTCGGGCAGTCAATCCACTCGCCCTCGCCCTCACACGGCAACGGATTCACCGGCTTGTACTGCCACGCACCAAGCCACCACGCCCAACGCCAACGATCACCATCAACGTCGATCCACTCACTGCCACGCTCAGCCACACCCAACCGGCCAACCCTGCGCGACGACCGGGGCGCCACAGGCGCAGCCTCGACAGGCGCAGGCGCAGCCGCCAGACGCATCGCATTCACAGCCGCCAACCCCGCCCGAATCGCCTGCACCGGCGTATGCGACGGATGAACAATGCGGGCACGCACCACCTCGGCGAACCGCTGCACCTCAGCAACCGACAACTCGATCAGATCAGGCATCCCCAGCCACCTCCGCTGCATACGCGGCACGCCACGCAGCGATCGCCTCATCACCCCAACCCGGCGACGCCAACCGGATATGCACGCCCGGCTGCTGCGCGATCTGCGCCAACACCTTCCGGCAATGCATGTCGTCAACCTGGCTGTCATCGAGCCAACACACATCCGTCAACCCGTCGAGCACCGCGCGAGCCAACTTGTCGAGGTCGGGACGCTTCACAGCAGGAGGCGTGTAACTCTTCGGCGTGCCAGACGGCCGAGGCATCACAAACGACAACGACGCCGTGACAGGAAACTTCTTGTCCAACACCGGCAGACCAGCCGCGAGCATCGCATCAGCGGCGGCCAAAGCGATCCGCTCACGCCACGGCCCAACAGCGGCCGACGACTCCACCAGGATTGCCTTGCCGCGCTTCTCACCCTCCCTCGGCTTTGCGAAACCCTTGAAGTCCTTCGAGCCCTGCGGAGCAGGCTTCCCCGGCACGAACAGACGCAACTGCCTGCCCCCGTTCCGATCGAGCGTCACACGGGCACTCAGAGCCGCGTACAGCGCCTCGTGAGACTCCACCGGCAGCATGTCGAGCACCAGCTCGGCAGCGGCAGCCTTGGCGTGCTGATCGGCCCGTGCAGCGGCCTCGGCGACAGCCTGCGGATCATCCCCAGGCCCACCAGAGAGGTCCAGGTCGAGAGTGTGGTCAGTCACTCGGGATCTCCAATATTCAGTTGTGTGGTCGAGGTGCATTCTCGCCGCGAGACTCGCCAATCCCGCCGGTGCTCACCAGCTCACCGGCCGCAGGCCCTCGCTACCTGCCAGAGTTAGCTGTGAGGGGGGTCAGCACAGATAGCACACTTTTTTCCATATGAGTCTCCTACAAGGGCATCCGAGCGATAGCGACCTTGGAAAACGGCTCCGAAGCGGTAGGGGGAACGTCAACCCGCAAAAATCTGTGCTATCTGTGCTGAACGACCCAGTAGCACATAAAAACTAGCCTTTACCTGCGTAAATGCGTAGCACAGATTTGAGCACAGATTCAGCACAGATAGCACGACTTGTGTCGCAGCGAGGGCAGCGCCAGCACGCTTCAGCACAGATTCTGTGCTGTTTGCTGGCTGCGCCGCACGCGAGGGCCACCGCATCACCGCCGGAAACCGCCCGCGACCTCGTTCGACAGATCCCAGCCCGGCTGCAGGCTCAGCCCGGCGTACACGCGAGACCCGTTCGAGGCGACGCTGCGCACCCCGAACCGCGCCGACAGTTCACGCCCCAGCTTCACCTGAGACACCATCGCGTCCTCACCGTTCGTCATCGCCCACCGCTGGTAGGCCCGAAGCACCAGCGCAGGCTTTGCCCCGCCGGAGGCCCCAGGCGTCAGCACGCAGCACTCCGCAATAAACCGCCCCAGAGCGTCCTCCTGCTCGCTGTACTCCTTCGTGGCATCGAGAACCGACCGGGGCTCGCGGAGGCCGTCAGCGGCGATCTGACGCGCGCCCGCCACCACCCAGGCGAGGATGGCGGCGCCCTCGTCGCGGATCAGCTCGGCGGCGAGGTTGGGATTGCGCCGCTCTGGCGGGACCGTATGCATAAACGGGATAAGGCGCAGCCGCCGCCAGAACGACGTGCCGCCAGCGCTGACCTCGGGCTGGTGATTGCCCATCAGGAACAGCGTGTGCGACGGGGTGAAGTCGAAATAGTCCTGCCGCATGTACCGGCCGCTGAGGGTGTCGCCACCCGTGAGCACCTTGACCTTGGCCTCGTCGAACTTGCTGTCGGCGTTGATCTCTGAGCACACGACCATGCGGGCGCCGTGCAGCCGGGCAATCTCGGTTTCGTGCCGGTCACGGCCAGCGAGCAGGAAGTTCGCCGGTGCGGTGATCGCGTAGTCGCCGAGCACACTGCTGAGCACGTCCATCAGCACCGACTTGCCGTTCGACCCGCCGCCGAACAGGAACGGCAGCACGTGATGGGTCACCTTGCCGATCGCTGCGAGCCCGGCGAGACGCTGCACGTAGCCGATCAGCTCGTCGTCGCCGCCGAACGTGTTGTCGAGGAACTCCTGCCAGGCCGGTGCGGCCACGCCGGGGTTGTATCCGGCGCCGGTGATCTTCGTGTGCCACCCATCGGGGCTGTGCGGCAACAGGTGCCCGGTCGTGAGGTCGACGACACCTGACGGCGTGTTGAGCTGGTACGGCTCGGCGTCGAGGTCGGCCAGGCGCACCCTCATCTGCGGGGCGCACTTGGCGAGCGCCACCATGTTCTCCAAGCCCTTGCGCGACAGGCTGCGCATACGGTGCTGGATCAGGTCTTTCGGGCTGTCGTCGTCGACTCGGATCGCCTCGATAACCCGCCGGGCCGCGACGATCGCCTCGCCCTGGTCGGTGCCGTGCTCCCACCGGGTGCCCTGCCAACTCAGCCACTTGCCGGTATCAGGGCAGTAGCGCAGCCGATCCGACCACGCCTCGACGAGCAGGTCAGCGTTGCCGCTGTCGGTCAACGTGACTGCCGCTGCAACCGGGTTGCGGCGGGCGTTGAGGTCGACGACCGGCGCCAACGATCCCTCCGAGCTAACACCGGGCGGCACTTCGCCGGCCGTTTGCTGATTGTCGGCGGACATCGGCGCAAGCTCGATCTGGCGCGGCTCGGCGCGCTGCCACAGGTGAAGGTGTGAACCGAACTCTGTCGCCAGCTCGGCGTCGGTCTTGGTGGCGACGTGAGTCTCGGCCCACGCGAACGCATTCGGAATCTCGAAGCTGGGAACGTCGCGGCCGGTGCGGGCGCACTCGCTCATGAACTTGTCGACGATCATCTTGCGGGCCGCCGCGTACTCGTCGGCGGTCAGGCACTTGTTGCGCACTGCGGCCATGAGGCGCACGGTCACCCGCACCAGCCACGGGTGCCGCTCGGTGATCGGTTCCTCGGCCCACGCCTTAATCGTCGGCGCGAAATACTCACACGTCGTCGGCGCGAACTGCCACGTATCCGGCTTGCTGATCACTTCGTGGGAGGTACGGCGATCGCCCTCGTACTCGGCGACGCCGTGCTCGTCGAGCCGTTCGCGCAACTCTTCGAGCCCCAGCGGGGCGCCGGTGTCGGCCGTGATCGTGACCGGCTTGGGGTCGTTGGCGTCCTTCATGTTGTAGCTGCCCGGCACGCGCAGCACGCGAGCCAGGTCGTACACGCCCCGGTCGATCTTGGCGCCCAGGCCGTCAGCGACGATGCACGCCAGGCGCCCCCACCGCTTGAGCAGAGCCGCCGCGTCAGAACGAATGTCCTTGCACGCCTCAAGCTCGACGTCCTCGGGGCCGCGCGCGTCGCTGATCTGCCCGTCGTCGATCGGCCAGTACGGCTGCAATCCGTTGCCGGACATGACGACCGCTGACGGCCGGGTGCCGAGAATGGCACTCAGCTCGTCGATCACCTGGTGCGCGTGCGCGAGGTCGCGGCAGGCGCCGGGCTTGACGTCGAGGTCGCACCAGATCGCCGCGAGCCGGGTCACGTCGTCGGCCGACCCGCGCCCCTTGGCGTTGCCGTTCTCGTCGACCGGCCGCCGCTTGGTGGGGTTGACGCCAAACCAGGCGTTGGCGCCGTCCGCGAGGGCCATCGCCTTGGCCTCAACGTCGGGGCCGTACTCGACGACCTCCGAGCAGAACTTGCCGCCGGGCCTCTGGTAGTTGAGGCTGAGGTACTCGCCGGGCTCGTATCCGAGCAGTTCCAGCAGGTCAGAAAGTCCGTTCACTCATCCCTCTATCTGCTTGTGGGGCTGGTGTTTTGGTGCTCAAAGGGTTGGGCGGCTGCCGGTGTCGGCGGCCAGCTCGGGAACGTCGAACAGGCCGTCGTGCTCGGCTTCGCGGGCCGCTCGCTCGGCGGCTTTCTCTGCGGCGGCCTTGAGCGTGGCGCGGTGACGCTTGGCGCATGACTGGCACATCGCCAGCAGGTTGCGCTCGTCGAGGTTTCGGTCGTCGCCGTCGAGGTGCACCACGGCGAGCTGCACCACCTTGTCGACGCCGTGAACTGCCGGGCGCCCGTGGCTATTTGCGCAGCGGTAGTGAATCCCGAACCGGTGCGATCGGCCGCAGTCGCCCTCGCATTCGCAGCGCCCATCAGCGCGCGTCAGTGCGATTCGGTCAAACAGGGCCGTCGTGTTCACGCTGCCTGCCGAGCCTTGATCGCGGCCTTGATTTCGTCGACGCGGAAGTCTGACCACATGGCGCCTGTCAGCTCGTCGACGACGACCGGGGCCATCAGGTGCCCGGCGGCGCGGAACTCGGCGGCCTTGTCGGGCACATCCTCGAGAAGTACATCGGCGCACTCGACGCCTGCCTTTTCGAGGCGCTGCTTTGTCAGCCAGCATTTCCGGCACTCAGGGCCGGTCGTGTAAATCGTGATCATTCTCGGGGCTCCTATCCCATGTATTTGGTTGTGAGACAGATCGAGCCGGTGACGCCCGCTGTCGAACGTCACCGGCTCGCCGTGTGCTTGGTGGGCTACTGCTTCGCTGCCAGGCTGGCGAGCGCGGCCAGAGCCTCTGGCGACAGACCCTCGGGCACTGCCGCCTGCCCCTGTGCGGGGGCTGCGGCGGGCGCCACCGCCGGGGCGGCGGGCGGCTTGTACACGGCGCTGTACAGCTTCGGCGGGTCGAGGTTGCCCTTCTTCTCGCCGTCGCCGACGTACGTCACGTGCAGCTCGCCGCCGACGTCCAGGCCGCGAGCACCGGCTGCAATGACTGCCTTCTGTACGGCCTTCTTCATCTCGCCCTTGACGAACAGGCGACGCTTGCCGTCGTCGTCGTCGATCTCGGGGTCGCGCAGATCGGTCTGCAGGGTGACGACGAGCTGCATTCGCGGGCTGCCGTCCTTCCAGAACAGCGGGTCGCCGGTCTTGTAGTCGGTCTGCTGGCGCTGCTCGGGCTCGACGGCGATCACGCCGCCCACGACGTCGCCGTGGTTGACGAACTTGCCCGATGGGACACCGCCGCCGCCGAGGAAGTCGTACGAGTCATTGCTCATTGTTCAGTTGTTCCTTTGTTCAGTTGTTCCGTTACTGCGTTGCGCCCGTTTACCTCTCGGCCCGCCAGGCGCGGCGGGTGCTTTCACGTCCCGTCGTAGAAACGCGGAAGGTCGTCGCCCCAGGTTTCGCGCTGGTACTCGACCTCGGCGATTCGTGACTCGCAGTAGCCGCAGTCGTCGCCGCTGCAGTTATGGCGGCTCACAGCAAGATGAAGCTGCCGCTGCTGTGCGGGGCGGGCAGGATCATCGGAGGTCGCGGCGGCGAATACACCGCCGGGGCGTCCGTGCTGCCTTCGCTGGAAGCCTTACAGCCGGTCAGCATCACTGCGGCTGCGGCCACCACGGCAATTACCTTGCGCATCAGGGGCACTCTCCTGCGTGCTCTAGCCAGCAGTGCGGACATACCGGCCGCCTGCGAGCATTTACGGGCTCGTGCGAGTTGTCCTCGCAATCAACATGTATAAGCCCGCCGCCCGCCATGTACGCCACCTCGTCACCAGGCCGAACAGGACTCGGGCAGCCGCCGCAGTGGCTGTAAAAGCTCGCGGTGAATGTGGACCTGATACTCACCGGCTGCGCTCCGACGTCGGATTACTCATTGGGGCTCCTATCCCTTTTGGTTATTGCCGGCCGAAATGCGTCACCGCACGTCAGGCCGCGGATTCGCCGTATTCGGCAAACGCTGCGATCGCCGCCTGCCCGCTCGGGAAGTAGTCGACGACGACGTAATCGCCTTCAATCACGTCGGGCGTGATCGTGTACAGGGTCAACTGCTCGACGACCCAGCCGACGACGACCGTGCCCTCGACGAGCTGGCGAATGCGCCACGGCGCCGGGCGCCTCACGCGACGTCTCCCCGGCAGGCGTGCGGCTCGGGGTGCCCGGCCGCCGGGGTGAAGTACGGGCAGAACATGCAAGTGCCGGTGACCTTGGGTAGCATCGCAATACGCTCGGGGTGCTCGTCGACGCGCAGCTCGTCAATTGCAATCGTGATGTTGTCGAGCCGTTCGAGCGCCTCGTCGACGATCGCGTCGCTGTACTGCTCGGACCACACGAACGACGACGACAGGGTGCCGCCGCGAGGCACGAACCAGATCGCCACGCGCTGCACGGGAAATCCCTCGTTGCGGTATCCACGGCCGTAGGCGTGTGCCTGCACGCGGTACTCGGGCGCCTTGTTGACCGGGCCAAACTTCTTGTACTCGTTGAACCGTGACGCGCCGGGGAACTTTAGGTCGATCACCGTGTCGGTCCACGTGTCGTACAGGTCGCAGGTGCCAGACAGGCCGCCGCGCACCGTGACTCGACGCTCGGTGAACCAGCGCCCGACGTACATCGGGTCGTCGGCGCCAGCGATCCCGCGCAGCACCGTGCAGCGCTGCGCGCGGTCCTTGAGCCAGCGGTCGATGATGCGCTCGTTGTCGAGGTTGACTGCATCCTCGAACTTGGCGTGTCCAGCAGTGCCGAGCCACGCGGGCAGCGGGTCGCCCTCGGGGTTGATCCGAGGGAGGTCGAGCATCGCCGAGGCCAGCCGTCGAGGGCACGGGTGCCCAATCTCGGACGGCCCCAGCGCCTTCTGCAGCGACCGGCTGTGCTGGGACCAGGCGCGCTTGAACACGCCCTTGAGGTCTGCCAGCAGAGTGTCGTTGAACTCCTGGTCGGCGGTCGGCGGCCGGTCGCGCTCGTGCGCGTCGTCGGTCAGCCCGAAGAACTTCGCATTGGCGCTCACAGGTGCGCCCCCTTCATCGAGCGCAGGGTGTCGAAGATGAGGCCAGTAGCGAACGCATCGCCGATCGCGCTGTGGCGCTCGATCACGGGCACGGCCAGGCGCTCGGCCACCCGGTCGAGGCCGGGCAGCTCAGTCGGCTGCAGGTCGAGCTTGCCCGCCGCGTAGGCAGCGACGTCGGCCAGCCGGTGATGCCACACGCGGCCGACCGGCAGGCCGTCCTCGGCGAGCTGGCGGGCGACGACCGTCGAATCGAACGCCGGATTGCTACCAGCGAACGTGTTGCCGCGCAGCCAGTCCCGCACATCGCTCCACGCGGCGGCGGTCCTCTTCTCGTCGAGCGCCTCACGCCACACGGCACGCTCGTAGTAGCCGTTGATTTCCATTGCCGTCTGGTCAGCCTCGCCGAGCTGGCGAAGGGTCACGTGCGGAACGAACCGCAGCGACTCGCCGGTGTCGACGTTGAGCAGTGCCACCTCGACGGGCACTGCAGTGTCGTAGTCGAGGCTGGTCGTTTCCAGGTCGACCACGATCAGATTCCTTGCGCTCATTGTGTGTTGGGCTCCTATCCCTCTTCTTCGACCAGATCCATGCGGTAGCTGACCGTCGTCTTGACGAACGCCTCGAACACCTCCGGTGCGGCCTTCTTGAGCGCCGACTGATCGAACTTGTTCGACTTGATCTCTTTGCGGCGCACGACAACCTTTCCGTCGATCGTGCCCACGTCGTCGTGCCCGAGCGCTTCCTCGATCGCCGCCTTGGCGCCCTTCTCGATTTCGGCCCACTTCGCCTTTTCGCTGCGGGCGTGCGCCAGCAGGTCGAGCTGCCCCTTGAGGTCCGAAACGTCAGCCATTACTTGCCCTCTCCTATTCAGTTGTGCTCAGCGCTTCGCGGCGCTCAATCTCGAACTCGATGTACTGGATTGCCTTGCGCAGATCCTCGATTGCGTCGTTCTTGAGGTCGCAGCGCCAGATGTACTTGGTGGCGTTGCCGAGGCAGAACCCCATGTGCTGCGTAATGTCGATGCACTCGATCGGGTGCCCGCACTCCGAGCACTGCGCCGGGCTCGATGTGTAGTGCGCGGGATGCGCCACCATGTCTGGCGTTTGCCCGCGGGCCGCGCCGGCCGAATTATCCTCGCTGGTCAGCTCATCCGACTCTGCCGCCAAGTTGTTTGCGAGCGCAGGGCCGAGCCCGCTGAGGTCGCAGACTCGGCACCACATCGCACCGCTCGGGTCGAACATGCGGGCCTCGTACTGCCCGCAGGCCATGCACAGCGGCCGGTCGGTCACGCGACCACCTCCGGCCGGGCCTTGGTTCCCTTCTTGATCTTGCGGCGCTCGCGCTTCGTCAAACCTGCCCACACGCCCTCCTGGTCGTGGTCGAAACTCATCACGTGCACATAGCACTCGTCGATTACCGGGCACCGTGCGCAGATCCTCTTGGCCTCACGGGGATTCACGCCCCAGTCTGGAAAGAAGATCTCGGGGTCAACCTGTGCGCACAGCGCTTGCCCCTGCCAGTCGTCAGGCAGCGGGAGGAATGGGCCGCCGGTCACGCTGCGCCCTCGCCCTCTGCCTCGGCGGCGTCGGCCTCTTCGTCGGCGACGATCTGGTCGAGCGCCGACAGCGGCAGCCCGTCCGTGGTCTCGCGTGTCGGCACCAACCGCTGCAGGCCCTCGGCGCTGCTGCCGCCGGGCGCCAGCGATCGCAGGAACCGCATCACCCCCGGCTTGTCAATGTCGACCATCGCCGCCAGGGCCACCGCGACGCCCGTCAGGACGTGCCGGTCGAGCCGGTTCAGCGCCGACCACACTTCGCCGGGGTCGTCGTCGCGGACCTGCTCGGCCAGGGCCGTTGCGCGGTCGAGGATGCTCGCGCACTGCTGCGACCGCGTGCCGTGGTCGAACCTCATCAACCTGCTGCCAGCCTTGGCGGCCTTGGCGATTCGAGCCGCGCGCGGCGACGTCGATGCGCGCAGCCGCATGGCAATGCGGATGATCGCCTGCCGGGTGAATGTGCCTGCGGCGGCGTCCCATCCGGCTGCGGCCATCTCATCGCCGTGACGCTTGAGCACCTTGTCGAGCACCCACGGGTCGTGATCAATCTGCAGCAGCTCGCACACCTCGTCGGTCGTGGCGGTTTCGCCGACCCTCGGGGTGAACATGTCGAGCACGTGCGTGTTGTCGGCCGCCGATGCGGCCTCGGCGAGCTTGGCCTTGTACTCGTCGACCGCTGCGACGTCGTACATGATCTTGCGGCCGACCAGCCGGTGCTTGGGTGCCGTGCCGCAGCGGCGGCGCCACCGCAGCGCGTCGCGGGTGATACCCAGCCGGGCCGCAGCCTCGCCCTCGTCGATGCGCCGAACCGTCACAGCATCACCGTCCGCACATGTCCAGGGCAGGTGCGATCGGGCCGCTGGCAGTCGGCGCAGTCGGCCGCCCGTGCGGGCTCGCGCAGCGCGTTGATCGCGTTGACGGCGGCGACCATCGCGCCGAGGCTGGTCATCCCTGCGGCTCGGTAGCCGTCGAGCACCGCTGCGGCGGCGCGCAGTTCGTCGTGAGTCAGGGTCACCAAGGCAGCACCCCCAGATCCAGCCCGAGCCACAGCGCGGCGGCGGCCAGCCCGACGATCGTCATAGCCACGTTGAGCAGGACCACGCCGACGAGTGCGGCGAGACGCTCGCCCGGCGGGCAGTCGCCGACATGGTGGCGATTGCATGGCAGGCAGTACGGCGCCGGGGTCATCGAGCGACCGCCCGGCGAGCAAGCCCGAAGATCGGACGGGCGACGAACAGCTCGGCCAGGTGCTCGACGGTTAGCGCCGTCTCGAACGCCAGCGCGTACAGCACCAGCGGAACGCCCGCCTCGGGGTCGTTCAGCGCCTCGTCGATCCGCTCGCCGACGAGCGTCTCGACTCGCTGCGCGAGGGTAGGCTCGTCGTGATTCGTGTGCGCTAAGATTCTGCTCGGCATAACTCAAATGGCTCCTATCCCTTTGGTTGTGTCGGCCAGCCCTCGCCTCGCGCGGGGGCTGTGTCATTTCTCGGCTCCCCCGACTGGCTCCGTATCGGGGTCGACGTGCAGGTCCACCTCGTGCGAGTCGGTGGCGGTCTCCTGCTGGGCGAGCTGCCGCTGCACCTCGGCGAGGTCGGCCAGCGCCGCCCGGTGCGCCATATCGGCCTGGTCGAGCTGGTCGGCCAGGCCAGCGATCGTGCACTCCTGGTCGCGGATCGTGTCGGCCTGGGCGGCGACCACGCTTCGGGCAGCATCACGCTCACCCCTCAGCTCGGCGACCTGCCGCTTTAGCTCACCGATCTGTGCGAGGTGGCGGGCTAACTGCATGAGCGGCTCCTAACTCGACGTCGTGATGTTGGGGTGAGAGCGAGCGGCCGATCGGCCGGGGCCGCAACAGATTTGCGGCCAGACGCAGGAGAAACTCGGAACGATTCGAGGGCTGCGTCAATGTCGTCTTGCGTCATTCGCCAGTGCCGCCCGACCTTGCGGCCGGGGATGCGGCCAGAGCGAACCTGCTCGGTGAGCCACCGCTCAGAGCAGGGGATGCGGCGAGCAACCTCCGCTAACGGGAACGTCAGTAAATCGGTTGCGGGAGAACTCATGCGGCGGCCCGCTCCGCGACGACGACGAGGTTGCCCACCGGCACCCCGAACTCTGCGGCCAGTGTGGCGACCATGTTGTGAGTCGCTGTACCCGACCAGTCGGGGCCGAATGAGACGTAGACAACTGATTTCGTGAGATTGAGTCGCCTCGACAACTCGTAGCGTCCGTGAATCCCATTGGCGCGTAGCACCTTTGCAACTTGGTCAGAGTTCCAGCGCAGTTCGTGTCTAAAGTTCTGCACGGGTCAGAAGACTAACCCAAAAGTTCCGTTTTCGGAACCATTGGGTATGTGACAGGCCCACGTGTCGCAGATCTGGGAGAAATGACCCAGATGTGTTATTGAGGTGTCCGGTTATCTGTACTAGATTTCCCGGTGAAGGGACTTCGGGGGGCGAATCCGACCAGTTCGGCCCATGTCCGCAACCACAGCCAGGCACGAGGGAGACCACCAGATGCCAGACCATGACGACGCCGACCGGCTCGCCGCGTACCTCGGGTACAAGCTCGCCAGACCGCTTAAACTCCGCGAGATTCTAGAAGCGTTACAGATGAGCAAGACGCGCTACTACGGGCAGCGCGACGAGGGAACCCTCATCCGGCCCGACAATCTGCTGCGCGCCGCGCGCAACCTAGACCTGAACCCGGTCGAGCTGTTCGCGCACTTCAACCTCATCGCCGACGAGGAAGTTCTCGAGTACGCGGCGTCGGTAGTCCCTACCCACCCCCGGACGGCGGATCAGACCGCCCAAGGGGGGCACGCGGCAGCAACGACGGTGACGTTGGAGACGGCCACGCCAACTAGGCCCGCCAAGCGCGCCAGGCGCCCCAGGAAGGACGCCATTCTGCGGTAGTTCTGCGCTTTCCCCTCACTCCGCTTTCTTGAAGGCCGCCCCGTTCATGCTCGACGATCTCAATAGAATCCTGCGCGCTGCAGTTCTCGCGCTCATGGTTTGCGTCATCCTCTACCGGAGGTTGTCGTGGCGGGGGCTCGTGCCGCTGGAACGCGGAATCACGGCGCACCTGGTGCTGCAGGCCGCTGGCGTGTGGATGGCTGGGCAGATGTCGTCAGCCACCATCGGCAGGGCGCTCTACCACGCCACCGGGCGCCACCACCTCGACGACCTGCTCGGCGCGATCCTGTACATGACGTCGTGCGCCGTGCTCGCACGCAACATGCTGCATCGCATCGCCGACGACGATCAGGACGCCGCACGCATGACGTGGTACGGCGTCACACTGCCGATCGTTGGCGTGAGCATCCCGCTCACCGTGACAGCGTTCCTGTCGAGCAACGTCCCGAACAGCTGCGACATGGCGCTGCTCGACTCTGTGCAGCCCGACGCAGCGCTGCGCCTCTACTGGTGCACAGTGTTCGCCACGATCTGCGCACTGGCAGTCGTAACGATCCTCGCCCTGCGCATCATCGCCACTGACCCGGTGCAACGGCACGTCGCGCAGGACTGGCAGACCGCACAGTTGATTGCAATCGCCATGTGCGCAGTCGGCGCCACACACGCGGCCCTGCCCACCCTCGAAGCAACATGGGTGCTCTGGTGGTGGGGGATGCTCGGAGCCGCCGCAATGACTGCGTACATCTCCGCACGGGGCTGGCGCAGACACATGCGGCACACACGCAAGCTGCTGCGCGCCACGCGCACATCGCAGCGAGAGCTGAGCAGTGACACCGTGGAGTCGCACAGGCTGCGCATCAAGCGGCCCGAGCGGCCGACCCGCCGAGACGAGGGGGAGCCGACACAGGGAGACGACGACGGGGGCGTGCCCCTGCAGTCAACCCACTGAGCCAGCTACCGCCGGCCAACGGCTCGATCTGCCCGCTTACCTGCGCGTCGGTGTCGAGGCAGCAAAAAGCCCCCGAGGTTTCAGCCTCGGGGGCTTCGCTATCGGCCGGTCAGTTCCGGTCGAGTTGGGCAGCGATCGCGGCGGCCACCGCGCGGCCGTGCGAGCGGTCGAGGTGCCCGTACACGCCGATCGTGACCTGAATGGACTCGTGCCCGAGGTGCTGCTGAATCGCGGGCAGCGGAAGCCCGGCGGCGATCAGCCAGCTCGCGCAGGTGTGCCTCAGATCGTGCACGCGCGGCTTGACGCCCAGGTCGGCGCGCTTGATCGCGGGCCGCCAAACGCGGTCGTGGAACCCGTTGTGCCGCACCGGGCCGCCGCTGCGATTGGTGAACAGCCAGTCGCCGGAATAGTCGAGCTGGTCGAGCACCGATGGGTCGACGTTGATCGTGCGGCGAGACTTGTCCGTCTTCGGGGCGCCGATTTCGTACCCGCCGGTCTCGTAGGTGCGCTTCCACGCGCGCGAAATCCGCACCGTGCCCTCGTCGCGGTTGACGTCGGATGGGCGTAGCGCCGTGACCTCGCCCCAGCGTGCGCCGCTGGCGACCAGGAACTCGACGAGCGGCCGCCACGGCTCAGTCACGCAGTCGCGCAGTCTGGCGTACTGCTCGCGCGTCAGGAAGACCATTTCCTCCCGCTCGCTGCGCGGAATCTCGACCATCCCGACGCCGCCGACCGCCGGATTGGACTTGATGAGCCCACGGCTGGCGGCGACCTTCAGCGCTGACGACAGGAAGCCGTGCTTGTTGGCGATCGTCTTGCCCTTGAGGCCGCGAGCGGCGAGCCCCTTCACCCACATTGCGACGTCCTCGGCCGTGAGCGCTGCCAGCGGGATCGGTCCCAGCACTGGCGCAATGTCCTTCTCGACCATCTTGCGGTAGTCGTACATGGTCGACTTCTCGACGCCGGTCTTGTGGCTGAGGTAATGGTCGAGCCAGTCGCCGACCGTGTAGTGCTGCGCGGTGGCCTCGGTCGACTCGATCACTTCCAGCGCCTTGGCGGCGCCGAGCTGCTCGACCATCCGCTTGAACTCGACGGCCTGCGCCGGGTCGTCGAACGACGTCGAGGTCTGCTTGCCGTTGAGCCGATAGCGCACCTGTGTGTAGGTGGTGCCGTCTTTGCGGGAGCCGGTGCGAAGCGATGCCATAGTGGCTGATCGTAGTGATTTGTGGCTGGGAGTGTGGATGTAAAAAAGCCCCGGCCAGAGAAAATGTCTCTGACCAGGGCTTTTGAGTGTGGAGCTGCCGGGAATTGAAATCTGGTCATAAATGGGCACTGACCTGCGAAAACAGCGATTTACGGCACGCGAGACGACGTGAAAAAACGTCCAAATCCCCAGGACAACGAGCGGGGTGTGGATGTCAGCCACACACTCACTGCGCGATTGCACCCTTTGCTGGGAACGCCGCCGAGGGCCGCCGCGGGCGCCGGTTCCGACGCAAATCCGCAGCTCGAAACCATGCGTGCGACGGTAGCAGGGCACGGGTGCCGGGAACACCTCTCTGCTCGCGCAGCGGGGTCCGTTTTCGGGGCTGTAGAGCCGTAGCTGGCACGAAAATGCCCCCGGCGGGGTGATCCACCGGGGGCGCTTCCGTCGGGGCGCTCAGGCGACGTCGAACAACGTCAGCGGGCCGTCGTCGACGAGCTGGTCGTCGTCCGCGTCGTCGCCGAGCCAGGCGTCGGCCCAGCGGGTCAGCACCGTGTCGACCTCGCCGACGACCGGGGCGGCCTTCACGAACCGCTCACGCCACCGCAGCGCCCACTTAAGGCAGTTCCCGCAGTGCTTGTGCTCGCAGCCGAGCGACATAGCCGGGTTGTCGGCATTCCGGCGGGCGTTGTACGACCAGCCCATCGAATCGGCCGTCGTCAGCAGATCGCCGTACACCCGCAGCCCGAGCGACTTCACGCCGAAGCCGTGCACCGGCAGACCGGGGTCGACGGCGAGGATGGTCTCGAACACGCTGCGGATCTCATCGGTGTGCTGGCGGCGGCACACGCTGCCGACGCCCACCAGCTCGACGGCGCCCAGGTCCACGCCAGCCGCCGCGTACATGTCCATGCAGCGCAGGTAGTCCTCGACGGCGTAGCCCTGCAGCACCGGCATGAAAGGGCAGTTCTCGTCGCTCACATCGGCCCAGCGGTCACGCAGCTCAACGTAGTTGGCGACAGTGCGGCGCTGGTGCTCGATCACCGACAGGCCGGTCTTGGCGATCATGTCGGGCTCGCACATCCAGTCCATCGGCGCGGCCCATTCCAGCTTGCCGATTTCACGGTCGTAGCGGTTGACCGCCGCGACGTACTCGGCTGCGGTCGTCTTCCACCCGCCGTACATGCTCAGCTCGGAGAAACCGCCGGAATCCAGCGCCCACCGCTCGATCGCAACCGGCAGCGCACCCTTGAGGCGAGCTAGGCGCCGGTGCGAGACGAACAGCGGCACACCGGCGGTGCGCAGCCACGAGGGCTCGTGGGTTCCGAGGTAAAAGTGCTCGATCATTTGGGGCTCCTATCCCGTGCCGTTGTTGGCATGTAAACAGTAGCACGAGCGTTGTATGTATGCCAACACACAACGAGCCCCCGACCTCGGCGGCCGGGGGCTGGCGTTGTGGTTGCGCTACTTGTTCTTTGGCAGCTTGTGCTTGCGTGTCACGCCATACATGGTCACGATCTGCATCGTGTGGCAGTGCGAGCACTCGCCGTAGACGGTGCGGCGGCGAGGGTCGGTCCTGGTGCCCTCGACGTACGCCTTGCCGCCGCCAGGGCAGGCGTTCGGGTCGACCTTGCCGCGCGTCCACTCGACCGGCGCCGAGGGGAAGCACTTCGTGCACAGCATGGCGCCGTGCGCGGCGACGGCCTCGGCCTCGGTCTCGCCCGACAGTTCCGGCAGCCAGCTAATGCGGGTCGTCGGCCGCAGCGAGCTGCAGTACGTCGAGCGGTGAATGTGCCCGTCCTGCACCAGGAAGAACCGCAGCCAGCCCTTGTAGTGGGCGTCCTCGTGATCCCGAATCGCCTTGTTGGCGGCCTCGAAAGCAGCCTTGGCGGCCGGGTAGTCGGCGATCGCCTTGGCGGCCTCGATGTTGAACCACGCGGTGCCCTCGGCCGTCTTGGCTGCGGCGGCGAGCGCCTCGTCAATGCTCATCTTCCAGTACGGCGACCGGCCGTAGTAGACCTGCTTGTCGTTGGCGACCCGGTGCACCCGGTCGGTCACGCGCTTGAGCGCGTCCTCGGCGCGGTACGCGGTGGCGTACAGGTCAGCCAGGATGCGGTCGGCGGCCTTGGCCTCGTCCTTGGTGTACTCGCTCATTCGGGGCTCCTATCCCTCGGGCGGCCGGTCGGCCGCGCTGTTGATATGTAAACAATAGCCCCGGCGTTGTATGTATGTCAACACCTACACGAAAGCGCCCCGATTCCGTTGTCGCGGAACCGGGGCGCTCGGTCGGCCGGTCAGTGATCGCAGACGTCGCGGCCGCACTCGCAGCCGTGAGCCCACAGGTTGTACTCGGGCGTGCCCGGTGTGTGCCGCTCCCTCAAGCGCTCACGCTCACGCCGCCGGGCGGCCTCGGCCTCGGCCGCCGGAACATCACTCCCGGCCACGCTCACCGATCCTTCTTGCCCCTGTACTTGCGCACCGTCAGCCGGTTGATACCGAGGCGCTGCGCCAAGCCCAACTCACTCGCGCCATCCTCGACCGCCAGCAGCACGACCGCGCGTGCCGCCGCGCTGGCGGCCTCGTACTGCTCGCGGGCCTCGGCCAGCTCTTCACCGATCTTCTCGACGGCATCCTCGTCGCACAGGAACCGCCCCACGGCCTCGATCGCCGCGCGGCGCCGGTGCTCGTCCTCGGGGCTGGCATACTCGCGGCCGATTTGCTCGACCCAGCTTTCGTAGCGCTCCACCTTTGCCGCCGGGATCGTGCGGCGGCGCCCGGCAATCGAAACGGTCAGACCTCGTGCCATCTCTGCGGCCTCCTGATCAGACAGCCTTCGGACTGTCATTGTGTGAGCGTTCATTTCAGGCTCCTACCCCATAGCGAACTGTTGCGGTGTAAACACTACGGCACGGATGTATGCAGGTCAACAACGCGAAAGCGCCCCTCGCCGACAGATCGACGAGGGGCGCTGTCCGTGTTTGCCCAGAATCGACGGTTTACAGGATCGAGGCAGGTCAGAGCACCCGCCGGCCGATTTCGCCGGCGTTAGCTGCGGTCACACGACGCTGAGGCGAGACACCTCGCCGCCGCGCAGCAGGTAGGTGAACGCTCCGCGTCGAGACTCGCCGCCCTGACGCTCGCGGTACCAGTCCGAGCCGCAGTCGAACGTCGGCGAGCACACGATCGTCTTCGTCGCGTGCATCTCCACCGATCCGACATGCCAGTGCCCGTGCTGCAGCACTTGGCACGCCCCGGCGGGCTGGTTGTGTACGGCCTGCTTGGCGAGCCAGTCCAGCCCCTTGCCCTTGGGCGCCTGGTGCCCGTGCATCACCGTGACCACGGTGTCGCCGACCGGCACCGTCATGCTGCCCGACCACGGCTCGGGAATGCGCACCTCGACGTGCCCGTACGCCTGCTCGTTGAGCTTCATCGCGTCGCGCACCGCGACGGCCGCCTCGGTGGCCCACCCATCGCCGGGGTTGGTGTTCCATTGCCGGTTGGCCTGGTCGTGGTTGCCGTTCACGACGTCGAGATACACCGCCGGTGCCATGCGGAATGTGTCGACAGCATCGAGCATCAGCCGCCGCAGCAGCCGGAACTGCTCGGCAATCGTCTCCTGCGTCAGCCAACTGTTGGCACCCTTCTGGGACACCACGCCCTCGATGCAGTCGCCCGGCATGGAGATCTGCACACCGGCGATTCCGACGAGCCCCGCCAGCTCGCGGTACTGCCTCGCGGCGGCCTCAAGGGACTGCACGAACCGCTCGACGATCTGCTCAGTGGAGCCGTCCCGCGACCGCTTGCCGAGCTGCAGATCGCCAGCCTGGAAGACGTACCAGTACGGCGAGCTGGTCGCCACGGTGTCGACCGGCGGCGCGGCGTGGGCGTTGGCGATTAGCGCCTCAAGCCCGGTCACCGTCTCAGCGTCGATCGGCTCGCACCTCAGTCGGTAGGCGTGCAGCCACCGCTCGTCGTAGGTCTGCCAGTGCGACTCACGCAGCACCTCGACGATGCGCCACCGCTCGGGATCTTTCCCGACGTCGCGCAAGATCTGCTGGTACTCGATCGGCTGCCCCGGCTCGGCCTCGATGTGCCCGGTCTCCACGATCGCCCCGCGTGCGTCGAACTCGACTGACGGGCGCCACGGCACTGCGGGGGCCGCCGGTGTTTCCAGTCGGTCAGACAGCGACACGGGCGCCCCCTCGGTGGTGATCGTTGATCAGCTCCGAGAACCTCGGCCGCTTGATCGTCAGCGGGTTGTCGGGGTCGGTCGCGCACGCCCGCCACAGCGCCGTGAGTGACCCGCCAGAGGCGAGCCACTCGGTGAACGCTGCGCGGTCCTCGTCGGCGGCCTGGTCGAGCCAGCGGCACACGGCGCACTCGGTCGACGGCGCGGGCTGCGGGTCGCCCAGACGTTCTGCGAGGCTCATTCGATCGCCCCGTCGAGCGTCATCAGCTCGGCGGGCGGCACCGGCATAGGCCCCCGGCGGTCGCCAGCGCCCCAGTTCATCACCGTGCGAATGAACATCATCGCCAGGGCGAGCAGCGAGCGTGTGTGCTCGTGTCCGCGCTTCTCGTCGTCGAGCTTGCCCTCGACAGAATCGAGCCGACTCTCAAGCCCCGTCACGCGCTCGATCAGTGCGCCGTACGCCTCGGTCAGCGCCTTGAAGTTGTCGCGCCGACGAGACAGCACTGCGGTGACGAGCGCCGTCGCCACCGACGAGCCAGCGATCAGCGTCACCAGCTCGGCGGCAGTCAACGTGTCGGCGCTCACCGCTCGACCGCCGCGTGCCTACCCGCCGCGTGATCCTTTCCCGCCGGATCGCTCGAACCTCGCGTGTTCGTCGCCGCCAGGGCGCCGCCGAGCAGCGCCACGATCGCCGCCATGATCGGTGTCAGGGTCGAGTCCTCAGCCCAACCAAAACCCACGATGAACGCCTGCACAGCGGGCAGCAGCCCGTACACCCAGCGCCGGAACCCATCACGTGTGTTGAAGAACGCCAGCGCCGGGCTCAACACTGCGAGCACCAGGCCGACAATCAGCTTGGCGTGCGCCGCGTCGGCCACATTCCACGCCACCATCGCCGTCACGGCGTAGGGCGACAGAATGTGCACCTGCAGGCGCAGATCCTCCCACGTGCGGATACCGAGACTCTGAGCGGCGAACTGCCGCACAACACCCCAGATCTGCACTAACATGCCGACGATTGTCGCGGCCGATTTCGCCATTCCCTCCCCCTCACGCCGCCATCGCCCGCATGTGCGCGACGGCGTGCTCGAAGTAGGTGACGCCCGGCCGAACCTCGCGCAGGTGGTACTCGGTGTGCGGCGCGGTCGGCGGCTTGCGGCCGAAGAACAGGAGGCCGCGCACGATCGCCTCGACGACCGACCGCATACCCGACAGCGGGCCGCGCAGCACGTCCATGACGCGATCCATGATCGAGCCAATGCCGATGAGGTCAGCGAGGCTGCGCAACTGCACCAGCTTGAAGATCGCCGTCATGTCGTCCCCGACGTCGTTGTTGGGCACGTTGGCGTAAATGTCGCCGGGGTCGAACTCGTCGACCCAGAAGTCGGGCGTGCCGACGATACGCCGGTCGCTGATCCCACGGCCGCCGTTGCTGTCCAACTCCCGCCACGGGTTGCCGAACGTCGAGCCCGCCATCAGCTTGCCGTTGAGGTGCCTCAGACGGCCGGTGCGGAACTCGTCGAGCAGAGCCGAAACGACCATCCCGCCTTGCGAGTACCCGCACAGCGCGTACCCGTCAGGCACCTCCCGCGACGGCCGGGCCTCGCACTCGAGGACCAGCCTTACGCCCATATCGACACCCGACTGCGCCGAGGCGCCCATCGGCACCGTCGCGGGAATACCGCCGGGGCCGTAGTAGATCGGCTGGAAGTAGTACAGATCCTCCACGCGCCGCGCGAGGTCGGCCGGGTACCCGCTCCACATGTCGGCGCCGGTGCCAGACGCCGTGAGCAGAACAGGCTTGCTCACGCGCTCACCCCCTTGCGGATCACGCACTCGTCGCCGCCCAGCCCGCACGAGCCGTCGCCGCCGTTGGCGACGAGGATGCAGGAGCCACCGCCCTGCTCGCACACGACCTTTCGCTGCGGCTGCGTCGGCGCGGGCTCGGGCTGCGCGTCGGCCTTGCCGAGGCTTGCGAGGATGCGCTGCGCGAGCTGGCGATCGCCCTGCCGGTCGGGGAACTTGACCGGATCTGCCCCGGCGACCTCGTTGAGCAGCGCCAGCGCCCCCGGTTCGCCCAGGCGCGCAAGCTCGGTAATAAGCAGGACGTGCAGGTTGCCGTCAGTGTTGAGGCCGAACCCGGCTACGGTCTCGGTAGCACCCTCGCCGAGGTGGCGCAGCGGACTGCGCGACACGAACCGCTTGTCGGCGAGGATCTTTGCGAGGAAACGGGTTTCACGAACAGCGTCGAGCAGTTCGCGCTGCTCGGCTGCGGTAAGCGCTGACAATGAATCATCCTCCTGTGTGTCGATACCGAGGGCCGCCGCGAACGCTGTCGCGGTCAGCCCGTTGGCTGCGTTCATGTCGCAGTTGCCGAAAGGTGGGGCGCCCTCGGGCAGCCCGCCGCCGTAGCCCTGCCCATCGGTGTACTGGTGGGCGATCAGGCCGGGATACGTTGGCAGCCGCCCGTATCCGGCGACGACCAGGCGCACACCCTCGGGCTTGCGCGGCCAGAGCCGGTCGAGGTCGCCGACGTTGCCGTAGCCGATCACGCGGCGGCGATCGCCGAGCCATCCGGCGATCCGCTCGTACGCGGCGTTGATTCCGTTCGACTGGTCGCCGCCGATCTGACCGCCCCAGCTCTCGACGTCGATCATCACGGCCATGCGCGGATGTGGTTGCCCCACTTGCGACATGAGCGTGTCAACCGCGGCCTGCCAGTTCGGACGCCACACGAAGTAGACGATGAAGAACTTGAGCCGGCCGTCGTCGACTGCGCGCTTGCACCAGGCGTAGTTGGTGGCCCAGTTCTTGTCTCGGTACGTGCCGTCGTTCGATCGGATGCACAGCACCCGATAGCCAGCGTTGGCGTATGCGTCGGTGACCGGCACCTGCCACTCGCTGACGTCCGCGTACAGGGTGTCCTGCGGCTCAATGCCGGTGACGTCTGTGCCGTCCTCGACGATCGGGCCGGGCAGATAAGCCCAGGCGTTGGCGTAGCTGTGGTCGATCGGCCACGCTGCGGGGGCTGTCACGAGCCCCTTGCTGCTCGCCGACTCGATACGCATACCGTCCAGCTCGCCCCACATGTGCGAGTTGGCGCCGCCGCCGGGACCGTGGTGAAACGCCAGCTTGGCGACGGCGTTCGCCGGAATGTCTTGCGGCCGTGCGACGACGATCGTGCCGAACGGCCCCACCCCGCCGATCGGGATAGGGCCGCCCATCGTCTTCGGCCGATACGACTCGGTGGTTGCGCCCTCACCCTCGCGCCCCCACTGGAACCGGCCGACGGTCATGCCGAGCACGTCGTTCCAGATGCCTGAGCAGTCCGTTCCTTGCTGCAGGTTCGTTGGGCTGATCATGCCGCCGTAGACGTACTTGTTGCCCAGTCGCGGGATCACCAGACCCTTGGCGGCCTCGACGTTAGCGCGGTAGATAATCAACTGTGCACCTTCACTTTCCGACGATCTAGTCCGTCAGGTCGTAGATGTGTTCTGGTGTCACGTCGATCACGCCGTCGCCGTTGAGGGTCGCCCCAGGCGTCAGCGGCCTGCTGTACAGGAACGTGCCGTCAGACTTTCGGACGCTGTAGTAGTTGACTGCCGTGCCGCCGGGAACGTTGAACTGCAGTGTGCTGCCCACGATTCGGGCCTTGCCGTCGTTGTCGCCGCCGGAAATGATCGACGCCTCGCCCCAGGTGGTCGTCTTGCGGGCGTAGTTGCCGCCGGTGATCTCATTCGCGCCAGTGACACCGGGGTCACCCGAGTGCAGGCTGATCAAGGCGCCCTGCTGCCCGATCGCGGTCACGACGGCGAGCTTGAAAGCATCAGCCGCTCCTGCCATGTTGTCTCCTATTCAGTTGTGTGATTGGCGATTTGGCTACTGGTAGAACCTCAGCCAGACCTGCCCGCGAGCACCGTTGCGGCCAGCAGTGCCGCCGCCGAGGATGCCGCCTCGGCCGTAGCCGCCACCGCCGCCGGGCGGGTTGCCGTCCTGCTCCATGTAGGCGACGTCGCCGCCGACGAACTCCCGGCCGTTGAGCGTGACCGTGCCCGGCGACTGACCGGGCGTGCCCGAGTTACCCGTGCCGATCGACGGGCGGGGGCCGCCCTTACCGGCTGCGCCGGTGAGCACCAGGTCGCCGACGTACAGAATCGTCGGGTTACCGTAGTTGCCAGCGGTGTTCGTTCCTCGCCCGTTGCCGCCAGCGCCGACGACGCCCGTCAGCTCAGTGAGCAGCGGGTCGACCAGCACGCCGCGCTCCAACGTCGCGGTGTACCAGCCGCCAGCCAGGCCGCCGCGACCGTTGAGCAGCAGACCAGAGTCGCCGCCGGAACCGCCTCCGCCACCGCCGAGCAGCACGACGTCGATGTACCTGCACCAGAACGGGATAGGCACGACGAACTCGCCGACCGTTGTTATCTCGACGTCGACTGGCTCCATCATTGGGAACGCCGCTGCGGCGGCCGGTGCGCTCAGCGACGTGCCACGTGCAGCGAGCACCACGAGCGAGGTTGCCGCCGCCGCGCTGGTGCCGAGCGCCGAGGCCACCGCAGCGACCGTCGCGGTGGCGCTGCCCCTGCTCGACGAGGCCGCGTGAGCGCCGGTGAAGTGATGCTCGCGGGCCGCCGCGAGCGCCGAGCTGGCTGAGCGGGCCTGGGCTGTCGCGCGCAGCAGCACAACAGCCTCGGCGCCGCTCACGTGGAGCGCTCCGGCGACGGCCCGTACGGCTAGGACGGCTTGCGCAGTCGACACGCCGAGGGCCGCAGCCAGCTCGTGAATTACCGGCTGCCATCCGTTGTCGAGGCGAGTCCTTGCCGGTGGCACCGAGGTTGACCAGCCGGGGCTGGTGTAGGTGCCGCCGGTCGGGTTTGTTGACCACGCCATTACGTCGTCGCCGTGACGATGTTGCCGGTCGCCGAACACCCCCAGTAGCACCTGGTGCCAGACGCATTGCCACCGCCCCAGTAGGCGCTACCAAGGAGCGACTGACTGTTGTTGTACTGGTACAGGTGGAACGTGTCGCCAGCGTTGACGTAGACGCCGGTGGCGTAGCTGCCACGCGCCGCCCATGCGCCGCGCGTCTCGCCGCTGCCGCCCGGCCAATGCCGCATGAGGTCAGCGACCGGCTGCCCATTGCGGTACAGGATCAGTCCGCGCGCGACGGACAACTCGGTGTCGTCACCATTCCACGGCACGCAGGCGTAGAACATGTAGAAGCCGGTCGAGTTGATCGTGATTGAGCAGTTATCGGCCGGGTTGTACACAACGTCGCGCGAGCACACGTCCACGTAGTCGAAGAAGTTGTTATGAAACTTCGTCGTGGAGTTGCTCGAATGGCCGTCACTGCTCGTCGAGGATCGGTAGACCCTGCAGCCAGAGCCGACCACGGGCGCCGGGATGTTGTCGGTGACCGTGACAGCGCCGTAGGCGTTCGGTGTCGTTTGAGCGATACCCAATCGGCTACCGGCCGCCATCCCGAAGCCCCAGCCCCGGCAGTCCTCACCCAACGCCGTCACGTTGTTGACGTCACTCCACACGCCGCCGCTGAGCGGCCGGTTGTTCCACAGCAGACGGAACACTCGCACCCCGCCGGCCGTTCCAGCCTCAAGCGTGAAGGTGCCGCCGACGCTGCCGCGAGGGCAGTTGAACACCGAGCCGACCATCACCTCGTTGCCGCCGTTGCGGTAGCCGAACTGCGCCTTGTCCAGGCCGCCGAACTCGACGAACACGTACCGGGTTTCGTCGTCCGACATGCGCACGTAGATGCGTGAGTGCTGCGTCGTGGAGTCGGTGATGAAGTGCGGCTCGGCGCTGATCGTCCCGACGACGAGTGTCACGCGCTGGAAATCGGTTTCGGTGTGGGCAATATCCGGCCGGATGCAGCGGAATCGGTACGAGCAGGCGCCGTTGCCCTGGTCAACCCACTCGACCTGCCCGTTGCGGATTCGCACGTACCCGTTGTTCGTGGTCCCGCCGTACTCGTTCGTGACGGCCCAGTACAGGTCACCGAGCCCCCAGTCGACCTCGCGCTCGAAGTCGTCCATGCCGCTGAGGCCGGAATAACCGTTGTCCTGGTACGCCTGCAGTTCGGCGATCGCAATGCTGTTGGCGACCTGCGCCGCCGCCAGCGCGGCGAGCTGCTCGGCGGTCTCGTCGGCAGTCACCTGCGTGCGCGACTTGCCGGTGAGGGCACGCCACCAGCCCTGCCAGGTCTGGCGAATGTCGTCAAACACGTTGGCGATGCCGTCGCCGAGTTCGGCCAGCTCGTCGCTCAGGTCGAGGATCTGGTGCACGTCCAGCGGCGGCATGTTGAGGATGTTCGTCAGCCGCGACGCATCGAACAGGCCAGACGGCGTGATGTGCTGCAGCTTGTTGATCAGATCGGTGATCACGCCGCCGACGCCACCCTTGACGCCATCGAGCATGTTCTGCCACTGGTTCTGCAGGAAGTCGCCGAACGCCTGCGCAGCGGCAGCAGCGGCGGCGAAGGCTGACGCCAGCTCGTCGCGCAGCCCCTCGATCCAGTCGATTTTCATCCGGTTCGAGCCCATGCTCGCCGCGAGGTCGTCGAACCAGACATTGCCCGCTGTCGCGTCCTGGTTGACGACCAGGAGCACACGCACACTCGACACGCCCTCGGGCACCTCGAACTGCCCGGAGAGCTTCTGCCACGTCACCTGCGTGCCGGTCGGGTTGTTGGCAGAGGCGACGATCACCCGCTGCTGCTCGCCGTCGTCGCTGTACGCCATCACGCCGAGGCCGATCGCGCCGTTGGCTGCGGTCAGGTTGGCCCACCGCACGTAGCCCGACACGTCGAGCTTCTGCCCCTGGTGCACCGGGATTGCGTCGACGCTGAGCAGCTCGTGGATCGTGCCGTCAGCCTTCGTGCGCACCGAGGCCGGGGCCGAGCGGTACGTCGCGGTGTCGCGCACCCACAGCGAGTCAGGGTCGTCGACGGCCGTCGAGTCGGAGAACGAGCCATTGGGCAGCAGGTTCGGCGCCGTGCCGACGATCGAGCCGACCGGGATCTGCGCCAGCCGTCGCGGGTCGATGAGGCCAAACACGTGCTGCCCCACCCACTGCGCGAGCTGGTTGAGCCCCTGCAGCGGCGGCCCGATGTAGCCGAATATCTGCGCCATCACCTCGATGAGGTTTGCGGGGTCGAGCAGGTCACCGATCAGGTCGGCGATGCTCTCGACGAGCGCGACCGGGCTCGACAGATCAATGCCCGTCAGCTCTTTGATGCCGCGCAGCCACTCTTTCCAGATCAGCGCCGGGTCGAGCTTGGGCAGCTTGGCGGGCTCGTCGAACAGCGACCACATGGGGTTGCGGTCGAGCGCCAGCGGTCGGCGGTCGTAGACGGGAGGCATTTACTTACCTCCTGCCTTGCGCCAGGCCGACTCGGCCATGAGCCAGTCGACGGTTTCCTGAGGAAGTGTTGCGACAGCCGAGAACTCGTGCCACGTGTACTCGTCTGCGCGTAGCGGCAGGTGCTCGGCCGCCCGTGGCGGCAGGTCGAGCCACGGCACCTCACGCTCGTTGTACTCGGTGATCGTCAAACCCATGTTGGCTGCGGTGTTCTCGAACGATTCACGGGTCAGCCACCGCAGCAGTTCGAGGTCGCCGCCCGGCTCTAGCGGGATGATCGTGCGGTAACTCTTGGTGTACGGCATGGTGATTACTCCCCTTGCGGCACAACGAGGATCGCCAGTTGGGCGCCGTTGCGGTTGAACACGTAGGCGCCGAGCAGACCGTCGTTGTAGAGGTTGACGTTGATCACGGCGGGCTGCCCGGCCGGGACCGTCGCCACGCCGTTGTCAGGCGCGACAGCGTTCGCCGGGTCAGCGTTCGTGGAGTAGTGCGGCACAATGTGCGTCCACGACGAGATGTTGCCGAATCCGCGGGCGATCAGCTCGCCGCTGGTCGGATCGCCGAGGCGCACCTCGCAGCCGATCGTCAGCGGGTCAGAGTCCAGCTCAAGACCAAACGCCTTGATATGCCCGGTGACGTACGGCGTCCACGCGAAGTCCTGCGGCTCAACGGTGTACTGCAGGATGGACTGCCGCTGCGCGAGCCCGGTGAACGGTGTAAACGCCGCCTGCGGAACGGAGTACAGGCGCGGGTGCTTCGCGGTGTAGTCAGACGGCTGCCACTTGCTCAGCACCGAGTTCCACACGAGCGTCTGCCCGTTCTGCGGCGGCTCGGAGTTGTCATAGTCCGGTGCGCCAGTGATGTTCGTTGACGGCCCCTGCGGCCCCTGCGGCGCCAGCAGACGGAAGTGCAGGTGTGGATTCAGTGAGGTGCCCGAGCGGATCACCTCGTCGGTCACACCGGGGCCGCGCTCGTCGAGCGGGATCGTCTCGCACGACACACTGATCTGAGGTGTGGCGCCGGGAGGCCCCGCCGGGCCGGGGCGCACCATCTGGAACTGGTTGCCCGTCCAGACGTACACAACCGTGCCGATCCACCATCCCTTGCCCTTGTCGCTCGGGCCGAGCTGGTCCTGCAGTTCGACAAGCTCGGTCGGCGATTCCAGCGGCGGCCACTGCAAATCCACCAGCGGCGCCGGGTCGCCCTTGTCGCCCTTCGGGCCGACCAGGACGTCGGTCGTGATCACGGCCTCGCCGTCGACCATTTCGAGGGTCGCGGCCATGCCGCCAGGTGTGTTGCCGTCCGAGACGATGCCGTACCAGGTGGCAGACAAGAGGGTTTGAAACAGGGCGACCGCATCGCCCGTCAGCCGGGGCGCAAGCTCGGCCATATGGTGCTCCTTATTCAGTTGTTTGCCGACCTCGGGCTGCGCCGCAGGTCAGAGTGGAAATCCGGCCTCGTGCCGGCGGTAGCTCACTCGTCGAAAGTGATGGACGTTTCGACATGCCACGGGGTGCGCTCGTCGAGGTCGACGCCCTGGTCGTCGACGACCGTCGGCGCCGGGGGCTCGCCGAGCGCCCGGCGTCGAAATTCGGCTTGCGCCGCTGGCGACAGGTGCGGGAGGTCGGCGAGCGTGGCGCCTTCTAGCTCATCCTCGATCGAGTCGGGTGCGTCGATCGGCACCCACTCGACCGCATCCTCGACGACGCCCGGCGTCGGCGGCATACGGCGCTTCTTGATCACGGCCCGCGACGGGTCGATGACACAGCCCGCACGCGCCAGGTGAAAGGCGATCACCGGCAGGATGTATCGCACGTCGTATCGACGGCCGCGACTATCGACCGGGTACTGCAGCGCCTCGGCAATGTCATACATCGCGTCGGCGGTCGAGTTGACGCCCCGCTGGTGCTCGGGCACCTCGGGCATCGGTGGCAGTGTGGGCATTTCCATCAGAACATGTCTCCTGATCCGAACAACATGCCAAGGGCACTCCAAAACGCGGCAGCAGACCTCGCCACCTGTGCTAGTGGGCTTTCCGACTCCGCATCGTCACCGATCGACAAGTCGAACGTCTTCGGCGTCGTCTCGTCGTAGTGCAACCGAATGGCAGTCACTTGGTCGGTGTGGAATATGCGGTCGATCTCGAAGTTGGCTCGCCAGCCAAGATCGAAGTCGTAGAACAGTTGGTAGCGGCCACCGTTGCGGATGGACACCTTGAACGCCTGGTATGCGCGGGTCTTCTGGTGCCCCTCGGCCAGCGTCATTGCCGAGCTGACCGTGTACGCAGAACCGCTGCCCTGCTCGAAGTGTTCGAGGTATCCGTATGGGCCAGAACGCATTACCCGCGCAGGATCGGTCACCTGTATGTACGCGAGCAGAATGTTGTCAGCCTGCCCCTGGTAGACCTCTTCCAAACCCGGCGTGCCGGGCTGCTGATAGGAGCCAGCCGGGCCAGCCATGATCAACGCTGAAAGTTGGCTCAGCGCATACTTGATCAGGAATGTTTGGGTCTGGTTGACCCAGCCGGGCGAGCGTCCACCCGTGAGGATCTTCTGCGCCTTAGCACGAAACATGCTGTGCTCAGACGAGATTATCTGCGTGTACTCACCGTCGCGGAATGTCAGATCCGGCGGGGCCGGGGCCACACCGAGCAGCTTGCGGATGAATGGATCAGGCTCGCCGTCACCGTCACGGTCAATGGGAATGATCGTGCTGAGGATGTTGTCGGCCGAAACTGCGATCAGGTCCAACACGCCATCCAGAGCAGTGCCCGTAACGCCAGTCGTGCCTGACATGTCCTCTACCGCAAGCACAATGCAGTTCCGCGTCGGCCGAGCCAGCTTCTCGCCGACGATCGCCGCCAGCTCGGGGTGCGGACTGTCCTCGTCCTCTTCCAGCCAGCAGTACGCCCGCACATGGCACCCGGCGTACTTGAGCAGCGCATCGCAGACGTCGTGCGCAGCCGACCAGCGCGACATGACAACACTCATGCGCGACCGATCCAGCAGCGGGTTGACGAACTGCATTTGCACCGGCCAGTTCAGCGGGTTGAGGTTCGCAACATTCGAGCCCTCGCCGATCCACGCGCCGGGGTTGAGCACCTGCGACGGCAGGGCCAGGATCGGCCAGTAGTTGCGAGCAAGGTTGATGAAACCCGTTGTCGTGACGATGGTTCTCGTGTTGCCCGGCAGCAGCCAGGCGCGCAACGGCTGCACCTCGGGGGCGCTGAAAGGTGTAGCGCCGAACAGCAGGTGCTTCCAGTGCTCACGGTTGTGTGCGCACTCGAAAGTAACTGTGTGCTGCCCGTTCTCGTTGCGGGCCACGCGCACGTTGGTGACCTTCGCGTTCCAGCGCCACCGCCACGACCGGCGCCTCGGGTACGGGTCGATCGTGATGTGCAGGTCTTCGTCCTTGCGGACGTCGGAGCGCAGGAACTCGACGAGCCAGTCGTCGCCGCGCAGCACAATGTCGCCCTGCCCGGTCTCGTGCAGCAGTTCCTCGGCGTCGACCGACTTCTCGGCGGCCACGGTGCCGATGTACTTCATGTGCTTGTCCCACAAGCGAATGAGCGGCTTCTCGCGGGCCTCCGCGTCGAGCAGCTCGCGCTTGAGGTCGAGGTACCTGTACGCCTCGATCGGGTTGCGGAGAGGGTCTGGGACGCCGCTGGCGCCGACACTCGGCGCCACCCACGGCGTGCGGCCATCTTTCACGTACATTTACGACCACGCCATCCGGTAGTGCTGCGGCATGATCGCAGTGATTGACCCGTTCGGGTTGTCATGCCGCACTTTGATGTTCGCTACGGTGCGCGGAGGAATCTTGTTGTCGAATCCGATGCCGCCGGGGATGCGGCGCTGCGCCGGGAGGCGCTTAGCCGTCACGTCGTGCAGCAGAATGTCGAGCAACTGAGACCCGCGCAGGTACTTGTAGAGCTGCTCGTCGACCGGATCACGCTCAGTGGTTATCGTCCGCTTCGTGGGATCGGTGTCGACCATCATGTAGGCGCCGTCAGTGTCATAGAACTTCGGCAGCTTGATCATCCGGCCGTCGTTGCCGTCCTGAATCCACGCCTGCCCGTGCCCCTTGACGAGGAACTTCGGCCACGCCTCCCAGGTGCCCCGGTTGGGAATCTGGATAATCCCCTGCGCAACACCGCCGTTGGCGACGAGGTTTTCGAGGTCGGCCTGCCACGATTTCGTCAGCGTGCGCTTGGCGTAGAACGGCCACGGCGCGTGAAGCACGATGTTGTACTGCTGAGAGTTGTTGCCGTGTGCAGTCGGGTCTTGCCTCAGCGAGCTTTTCGACGCCTCAGCCAGGATGACGGCCAGCCACCGCCAGCCGTGCGTGCGGGTGAACGAGCCGAGGTAGCCGGGCACCGTCTCCGACAGCGACGACCACCAGGAGTCCTCGATCAGGCGCAGGGAGAACGGGTTTGGTTCCTCCGGCCGTTCGGGGTTGGCGTTCGGCTGGATCACCACGCCGAGGCTGATCGTGCGTTTCTTGTAGTTGATCCGCTCGGGTTTGGAGCCGATCGTGTAAGCGCCTTCGCTGTACAGGATCTCGAACTCGGGCTGCATGACGCCCTCAAGCTCTTTGGCGAGAACGACACCCTCTCGCCCCTGACCGGGACCGGCGAGGTGCCACACCTTGTTATTGCTCGGGTGGATGTAGACCCACTTCGTCCTGGTCGACCGCAGGTACTCGCCGTTGCGCCCGAGGTCGGACCAGTTGGTCATGCGCTGCCAGCTCGGGTGCGTGGGATTCTCGGGTCCGTACAGCGGGTTGCCGTAGGCGTCCTCGGTGTACTTCGGCGGGTCGAGATAGAAGTCGTCGTGAATGCCCGTGTACTTCTTGTCCACGGCTGCCTGCCCCTATTCAGTTATGAAGTTGATTAGCTGGCAAAGCGGGCCGCCGCAGGTCACACGACATGCGACGGCCCGCCGGCCAAGTTGCTACCTGTATCGAGCGCGAGAGTTCAGCTCGTTGCGGAATTCCTGCCGCAGCGCTGCAGGGTCCATCCCGACCGGGCCGTTGAAGTTGACGTCACCGGCCGGGCCAGGAGCAGCGCCCTGCGCCTGCCCGTGCTGCTGCGTGAGGTCCGGTGCGAACGACGACAGCGCATTGACGGCGCCCTCGGCCAGGGTCGAGCTGCCAGCGGTCGCCGGGTTGAACTGCCCAGGCGCCAGCGCGGGGCTTCCGCTCTGCGGGTTCCATCCGGCCGCTGGATTGCTCTCGCCGGGCGCAAGCTGCGTCAGCAGGGAACCGATACCGACCGCATCGGCGGCGCCGTTCACAAAGCCGCCGGGGCCGCCGGAACCTCCCTGCCCGCCCGAAAGCAGGCCGCCGAGGAAGTTCACACCGGCCATGACCGACTTGACGGTCGGCCACTCAAGCGGATTCGAGAACAGCGAGCCGTCGAGCCCGATCGACTCAAGGACACCGGAGACGAACGTCTTGCCGAAGTCCGCTCCCGACAGGCCACCGCTGCTGCCAGACGACGCCGCGCCGCCCTCGACGAACTTGCCCTTGGTGCGCAGTTCCTCATCGGCCTGCATCGCCTCGGTGAGCCGATCGTGCGCCTTGGCCTGCCGCTCCTGCGCGTCAGCCAGTTCGCGGTTGGCGACGTCGAGCGCGTGCTGCGCGTCGTCGACACCCTTGCCCTTGGCCTTGGCCTCGTCGAGGCGCCGCTGCGCCTTGTCGCGGCGGTACGTCGCGTCGTCGACCGACTGATCTGCGTTCTTCGCCGCCGTGCGGGCGCTGTCGACCTTGCGGGCCGACGAACTGAGCTGCGAGCTGGTCGCGGCCGTGTACGTGCCGTAGCCACGCGCCGAGGTGCTCGACCCGATCGTCGGCGAGTTGCCGTCGAGGCCGAGGAACGCCTCGGGAGGCAGGTGCATCCGGTTCGTGAACATCGGGTCGTCGGCGCCGACCGCCGAACCACCGAACTGCCCCTTACCGGCCTTGCCGCCCATCTCAAAGTGCGTGCCATCCGGCAGCGTCGCGGCCGTGTGCCCGCCGCCAGGACCGCCGTTGTACCAGCCGATCGACAGCGAGCCAGCCGGGCCGAGGCCAGGCTTGAAGCCACGCTTTGCCAGTTCCTCGCCCTCGGTCATGGTGGCGAACCGAGAACCGAACGGGTCGCGGCCAGTCGCAAAGTTGGCGATCGCCGACACCGCACCGGAGCAGTCGCCCCAGTTGACGCCGCCGCGCACATACGGGGCGCCGTCCACGCCGCGCGCGAAGTCGATCAGCTCGTCGGCCGTCACCAGGCCGCCCTCGGCGAACCGAGGCAGCAGACCCTTGAGCATCTCGTACACGGGCACCCCTGCGTTGATCGCTGCGAGCAGCGGCAGGTTCTCCTGCGTCGCACGGGCGTTGGTGACGAACTCGCCATTGGCGACGCGCACCATCGCCGGGAAACCAAGGATCGAGTCACTCGTGCCGGTGCCGGGGCCGCTGATCCGGCCGCCGCTGGCGTAGCGCGACAGCACCCGGCCGCCGGTCGCCGCGCCGTCGAGGCCGAGGAAACCGAGCACCCGGCCGCCCGCGCCCTTGAGCGCGTCGGTCACCGTCCCGATGCCGTTGACGATCTTGTCCCAAATGCCGCCGATCGACGACCACACAGACGTGATGACGTCCTTGACGGCGTTGAACGCCTTGACGATTCCGTCCTTGAACGCCCCGACGCCCCGGCCGATCAGGTCGAGATTCTGGCTGAACGCATCCCAGACGATTTTGGCGCCGTCCCAGAACTTCTCGACCGCGCCACGGATCGCGTCGAACGCGGGCACCGCAATGTTGCGCCACAGCCAGCCGATCTTGTCGCCCACCCAGCCGATCGCCGTTGTAGCCCCGGTCCAGATCGCGCTGGTGACGTTCCACCACAGCTGGATTGCGTCGACAATGCCGTTGAACGCGGGCACGACGACGTTCTGCCACAGCCAGCCGATCACCGAGCCGAGCGCCTTCAGTGCGGCCACCGCAGCGTTGAACTCCAACTTTGCGACGGCCAGCCACAGCCGGCCGAACCACTCGACTGCGGGCTGCACGAACTGCCACACCGTGCTCACGGCGTTGCGCAGCCCCGTGAACGCCTCGCTGGCGACGGCCCCGATCTTGGACAGGCCCGGCTGCAGCGACTCCCACGCCTTGCCGAGAGTGTTCTTGATCCACTCCCACACGGTCAGCGCGGTTGTCTTGATGCCGTTCCAGATCTTGTCCCAGAGCTGGCGGCCGGTCTCGGTCTTGGTGAAGAACGCCCACAGCGCGGCGCCGACAGCGACGACCCCGGCGATTATCAGGCCGATCGGGTTGGCGGTCAGTGCCGCATTCCACAACCACTGCGCCGCCGCGGCGGCACGGCTCGCGGCGGCCGATGCCATCGTGGCGATACGGCCCCGCGCCGTCGTCGCGGCGTTGGTGGTCTGCGCAGCCGAGTTGGCATTCTGCGCGACGGTGTTGGTGCCGAGCGCAACCGAGAGCTGCGTCATGGCGGCCGACTGCTGCCGGATCGCCGCCGTTTGGGCGATCGTCAGCGGCGCATTGAACATGCGCGTCACGTTCGACCACAGGCTAAAAATCGGGCCGAGAGTGTTACCGGCGACGGCCAGGCCGCCAAACGCCAACGCCAGACCGCCGAGGATCGGCACGGCCCACGAGGCATTGTCGGCGACGAACTTCAACGCTCCGGCGAGGATGTTCAGCGCCGGTGTGAGCACCGACGTGATCGCCTCGGGGCCGACCGCCAGGACAGCCTGCCCGAACGCCCCGAGCACCGAGCCGAACGACTGCAGCGCCGGGCCTGCCTGCTGCAGCGCCGGGCCGATCTGCTGCACCGACGTCGTGATCGACTGCAGTGCGTCGTCGCGGCCCTCGCCGGTGCGCAGCGCCTGGACTCGATCGACGAGCCTCCCCATGAAGTCAATGACTCGCTGGATGCCGCCGTTGTCCAGCCACGTGGTGATCTTGTTGCCGAGATCCTGCGCCCACGGGCCGATAATCCCGGTGAGCTGCTCGGTGTACGGCCTGATCGCTGCGGTGATCTTGTCGAACGCCCCGGTGAACGCCAGGGTGAGCGGCGAGACGGCCGAGAAGATCGGCCCGGCCAGCTCGGCGCCGAAGCGTGAGTATGCGGCCTTGAGGTTCGACAACTGCCCACGGATGCTGCCGCCCATGTTCTGCGCGGCGCCGCCGATCCGCTCGGCAACGACCTTCTGGAAAGTCTCGGCGTCAACCTTGCCCTCCGAGACCATCTTCGACAGTTCCTCGCCGCTGACCCGGTACTCCTCTTGGAGCCACTGAAAGATCGGCAGGCCCCGGTCGGAGAGCATGTTGAGGTCTCCGGTGAACGCCTTACCTGACGTCTGCACCTTGTTGAAGATCGCGCCCATGTCGGCCAGCGACGTCCCTGCGATCGCGGCCGTGTCGCCGACGAGCTTGAGGTATCGCTCCAACTGCTCGCCGGGCTTGATGCCAGCGGCCACCGCGGATGCGGCCGTGGTGGCGGCCTCGTCGAGCCCGAACGCTGTACCCTTCACGGCCACAAGGGCGTTCTGCATGATCGACTCGACTTGCTCGGTGGTGTTACCGAGCCCTTGCAGCTTGAACTTGGCGTCGTCGATAGCCGTCAGACGGCTGAAACCGGCGTGCAGCGCACCGGCGATACCGGCGGCGGCGACGGTGCCACCCACGGCTGCGGTCGCCTTGATGCCGGTCGCAATCATGCTGCCGACGTTGCGCCCCAACGAGACTGCCCCGCTGGTGAGGTTGGCGGCGAGCTGGGAGCCCAGGCCGCGACCGACGTCGGCCGACTGCAGCCCTGCGTTCAGCTCGTTGCCCGCCTGCTGTCCCACCGAGCGAGCACCGTCGGCCCGCAGGAACCGGCCTATGCCAGCGCCCCCACGGGCCGACTGCTCGATCCCGGCCTGCACGTCACGGCCCGCCCGGCGGCCCGCCTCGGCGGCGCCGCTGGTGTCAAACTTGGGCTGCAGCGTCAGATCCCGCTCGGCACCCTTCATTGCCTGTCGGATGCCGGGAACGAGCTTGCTCGTCTCAGGCAGAACGGTGAGGTAGTACGTAGCGCTCATTACGCCCCCTTGCTCTTGCCCTTGTTTCGTTCGCGCCAACGCCTTTCACGCTCGGCGCGCATTTCGAGGAACTTGCCGACCGTCGTCTTGGTCGCCACAGTCGAGCCGACTTGGACGTAATCGCTGTCCGTGGCCTTTTCGTCGTCGCTGGGCCGCTTGAGCGGCTCGGGCACGTGTCGCGGGTTGGCCTTGGTCGCATCCTCCGTGCGCTGCCAGATGATCACCCGCAGCGCGTCGACCGCGTGCGCCAGCAGGTAATCGGTGGTGTTCCAGCCCTTTTCAAAGGCATGGAATATCGCCGTGTTTGGCGGCGCCGCAAAGATGAATGCGTGCAGGTCTTCCCACGACAACGTGCCGTCGTCGAACTCGCGCCCGGCGACGATCAGGTCACGCCGTATGGCGGCCTCTACCTGCCGCGCCGCCGCGAAGACCTGCGAGATTTTCCCTCGATCAGGCCGCCGTCACGGCCCCACGCCTCGACGAACTTGTCCCACGGTTCCTGCCGCAGGCTGTCGAGGATTTCGAGCGCGCGATCGCAGGCGTGCATCTCGATCAGCGCGAAGGTCCGCTCGAGGTCGGACAGGTGCGCATGCTGGCGAATCCACCCCGGCGGCGGCTTGCGCAGGCAGCGCTTGACGGCGATCGTTGCGCCCTCGGGGAACTCTGCGACGCCGTAGTCGGGGTCGAAGTCCTCCGCGTCGAACTCGCCGACGAACAGTTCGGTGCCCTCGTCGTACTCGTCGGCCCATTCCTCGACGATCCGCGCGCGGGCGTCGTCGTCGGCGACGACCGGATCGGTGCTGTCGACGTTGGTCTCAGTCATGGTGTTACCTCCTGGTGTGTATCCCGGTGAGCCCCTGGTGGTTTGGAAAAGGGAGCACCCCGCGCGCCCACCAGGAAAAGCGCGCGGGGTGCTGGTCTATCCGGCGTAGCCGGTGCTAGACGCCGATCTTCTGACCGTCGTCGCTGTACTGCACGACGTGGTTGCCGTCAGTGCCCTTGAGCACCTTGAAGGTCGGCTCGAACGCCATCGGGGCGTTGTGCACGAGCTTGATGTCGGCCAGGCCGGAAAGCTGCGCGATCTGCGCGACCTGCCGAATGATCTTGTCCTCGTACACCGAATCGAGCACCAGGCTGCATCGCTTGGGCAGCTTGGAGTTGATGAGCACCTTCATGCGGGCGCCGTGCGCCTCGGTAGCCGCCGCAGTGGACACGTTGCCCGGCCCGAAGATCGCGGCGTTGACCTCGGGGCTGAGCACCTGGAACAGCGACATGCTGTACTCGATCGAGAACTTGTCGCGCAGCGCCCCGATCTCTTCGCCGCCCCACACCTCGATCGGGGTGGTCTGGCTGTCGATCTTGATCGTCACGCCATCGGCCGACACGAATCCGAGGTTCTTGAACGCATCGTCGAGCGGCTCGTCGACGTCCTCCGGCAGCGGAGTGCCGAACGGCGCGAACCACAGGCCGCCAACGGTTTCCAGATCGGACGGCGACGCCGCGAACACCTTGCTCGCATCGCCGAGCACCGAAGTAGGCTCGTCTGCCATGTTTTCTCCTATTCAGTTGTTTTGCTGCCGGGTGCGGGCAGCGCGCATCGCCGCACGTCACGTGCGGTCGTGAAGGTTGGCCGGCGGCTTAGCTGCGGCGCTCGGGGCGCAGGCCGATCGTCCAGAACACGGCCGACTGCAGACCGGCGAGCGGCACCCGCCGGTCGTCAAGCTCGGCCGGGCCGAACTCGTGCGTAGCGGCGGTGACCCACACCTCGCCCTCGCCCGGCACGACGATGTGCTTGTGGGTGGCGTGCAGCAGCAGACGGTGCAGCAGGTCGGCGTTCCGCTCCAACCGCACAAGGTCGGAGTCGAACACGCGCACGCGAATCAGCGTGTGCTGCAGGAACACATCGGTGCTGGTGCCCGGCCGCGACAGCAGCGCGTAGGAATCCGGCGAGCCCTCGGGAACCTCGCCGCCCACCGGCAGCGGGTTGTTGCGGGCCGCCAACTCGTCGAGCAGATAGCGGCGTGCGGCCGTCAGCGGCGGCACCGGCGGAACGAGCACGCTCACCGTGGCCCCAACTCCGCAGACACCTGCATGAGCGGCGCGACAGCGTTCTCGACGCCCACCGCGTCGCCCTCCGCTCGCACGTACACGCGCACCCGGTCGCGGCCGTGCCGCGTCTCGGTCACGTAGCCGTCGCCAGCACCGGGCGTGTGGGCGTTGGCCTTGGCGGCGGCCTTGGCTCGCAGCTCGTCGGCGATCTTCTCGCACGCCTTGGTGACGTCGGGCAGGTTGCGGATCTTGCGGTGATCGTCGAGCGGCAGATCAAGCGGTCGGTATGGCACGCTTCACCACCTTTCGCAGCGTCACGATGTAGCCCGGCCGGAAGCCGAACGGGCCGCCGTTGTAGTCGTCGACGTCGCCGTGCACGGTGAACATGCGCCCCCGCCAGTCGACGACCTGATCGCCGTGCGCCCAGTCGCTTTCGGGCGTGACCATGCTGTACTCCACGACCACGCGGTCAGCGTCGGCCGCCGCCGCGCCGGGCTCGTTGAGCCGCTTGCGCAAGCTCGTGACGAACCGTTCGCGGGTGCGGGTCTCGGTGATCGGCTGCCCGGCGGCGTTCTCGCCGACCTTGACCGACGTCGTGTGCGTCACCTTGTGGGGCGTCGGGAACACGTCAGTACCTCTCGCTGCCCATCGAGACCGACGCCATGCGCGGCCGGTACGGGCGCAGGCGTTCCTTGAGCGCCTGCGTCAGGTACGGGCCGGGCGAGTTGCTCCCGGCGGCGAATGTGACGCCGAATCCGTCAGCTTGAAGCGTCTGCGTCTCGGGCAGAATCTCCGACGGCTTGATCAGCGCCGCCGCGACCATCGCCGCTGTCACCCTCGTGATCGGCCCCGGTGTCGGTGTCGGCACCGTCGCCGGATACAGGTACCCCTCCACGAGGTCGCTTGCCTGCTGCAGAAGATCGGCCGCGTCCTGCTCCTGCAGGCTTTCGGCCAGCTCTGGCTTTCGCAGTGCCCGCAGCGCCGCCCTTACGTCGTCCAGCGTCGCCAGCATCCTGCACCCCCTCGTACTCGACCCAGTTGTCGTCACGCTCGACGAGCGCGGCCACCAGGGAGCCCGGAATGGGAGCCCCGATGACCGCGCCCGTCACGGTGTGCCGGTAGTGCACGGGGATTAGTCCCCTGCCGGGAGCACCACGCCGACCGGGGTCTTGTTGGCACCGACCGAGGTAGCGCTGTTGCCCAGCACGTACGCAAACCGCGCCTTCAGCCGCAGCGCAACCATGTCGCGCTCAGCCAGGTTGATCTGGTCCTCGCCGGTGCCCAGGGTGGCCTGGTCGAGGAACTTGACGGTGATGTCCTGCCGCACACCGATCTTCACGCGCGACGCATCGGCGATCACCGCGACGGCCGACTCGGGCACCCACGCGCCGTTGCGGTTGAAGTAGGTGTTGAAGCCGAGGAACGAGTTGTCGCGGAACGCCAGGTTCCCGTCCGCGTCGCGCACGTTGGCGACCTGGTAGCGCAGCGCCAGGCTCGACAGCAGCGTGTCGGGAGCCCAGCCGGCCGTGGCGATCTTCTCCGCGACCTGGTTCGATGCGCCCACGAGGTCGTTCTCGTTGGCGGTGCCGGGCACGTGCTGCACGGCCTGCCCGGCCGAGATCGCGGCCTGCAGCAGCGCCGGGCTGACCCACGAGGCAGGCTTGTCGATGCCGAAGATGACGGCCTGGTCGAGCTTCTTGCCGATCGCCTGCCCGCCCAGCTCGGCGACCTCGGTCAGCACCTCGACCGTCGCGTCGTCGATGACGTTCTCGTGCACCGGAATGATCACGGCGATTTCCTCCGCGACCAGAGTGCGGTCGGCCCAGGTGACCTTGCTCTGCGGCTTGACGCCGGTCACCTCGGTCGCCGACTCGCCGACCCAGCCCGCCTCGGGCAGAGTCGCCAGCACCGGCAGGTGCGTCGTCTTGGTGCCCATGTTGACGTTCTGGAACGCCGACAGGACGGTGCTGCCCTGCTTGGCAGCCGCGAGCAGAGTGTCGCTGTACGCCTCCTGGATCAGAGTTGCGACCTCGGAGCGTGAAATGTCAGCCATCCGCTGACCTCCTTATTCAGTTGTGGTGATCAACCGCCGAGGCCGTCCCTCGCGCGGAAGTGTTGAAACGGGTTGATGTGTGGGGGCTCAGTCGCCGGAACGCAGGCGCCGCAACGCTTCTGCGGCGCGCACCTTCGGGTCAGCCGAGCCGGAATCGGCGCCGCTGGCGCCGCTCTTGAGGCCACCGCCGCCAGCAGGGTTGCGGCGCTGCTGCTTCTGCTCGGGCGGCTTGGGGGCGTTCTCGTCGCGCCAGGCGAGCAGCGCGTCGGCCGAAGCGATCAGCTCGGCCTCGGTCTTGCCGGTGAGCGAGGCGACGGGCACGACCTTGCCCGGCCGGTTGGCGACCCGCTCACGCAGACGCTCGAACTCGGCTTGCTCGGCCCGCTTTTCGGCCTCCGCAGCCCGGTCGAGGGCCTTCTGCAGTTCGGTCTTCTGGCTTTCCTTGATCTTGGTCAGCTCGTTGGCGGCCTCCTGCAGCGGGGCCAGCAGCGCGTCAACCTCGGCCTGCGTGAACGTCTTGCCCTCGCCGCCGGAAGGTGCCTTGCCGGTGTCGGCGGCCTTGCCCTCGGCGCCGCTCTCGGCCGGGGCGCCGCCCTCGGTGACCTGACCGCCCTCAGCGCTCGCGTTATCAGCCATGTGTGCATCTCCTATTCAGTTGTGCCTTCCCGCCGGTCAGCGGGAATCCTGGTGTGGCAGTGGTTTACTCAGCCTGTGCCTGCAGGTACGTCTGCAGTGCCGGTGATCGCGCGCCGAACCATTCGGCGAGCATCTGCCGATAGCCCCGGCGCCACATGCGCGCCGGGGCTCCGGTGCCCGTGTACGGGTTCTCGTCTCCGACAGCCGCCGCGCGGCCCTCTCGGTACGCGGCGACCAGCTCGTCGCGGTTCACTGCAGGAAGTCCTCAGTGAGTGCTGATTTCTTCCAGCTCCGACCCGACAAGATCGCCTCCTTGAGTGCCGCGCGGGTGATACGGCCGTTCTCGTCGAACCAGGCCGCCATCTCTTCGCTCATGTACTTGCGGGCCGTAACCTCGTTGAGGGTCCAGAGCTTTCGCGGATCGACCTTGAGCATGTACTGCTTCTTGAGCATCACGCCGTTGGTCGCGGCCTCGGCGCGCTCGTAGTCCTCGGCGATGCGCTGCTCAAACACCCAGCCGAGCAGCTCGTCGAACGACTTGCCCTCGTGCCCCTCGGCGCGGGCCTGTGCCATGAAGTCGCGGCGCCGGATGAACTCGACCGACCGGCCGTACACCTCGGCCTCAGCCTCGGCGGGGTCCCAGCCCTCTTCCATGAGGGCGAGCATCCGGTCGACCTTTTCCTGCTCGGCTGCCCGCTTCGCGGCCTCCTTGGCTGCCGCCTTCTCGGCGCGCTTACGCTCGGCCTCTTCGAGCTTTTCGAGCTCGTCGGCCAGGCGCTCGATCAGCTCGTCGTCACCGGCCTCGATCGCCGCCGCCAGCTCGGCCTCAACCTCATCCATCGTGCGTTTCGCACGCTTGGGTGCTGCCGGGGCGTCGACCGGCGGCGCCTCCACGAGGTCGACGACCTCGACCTCCACGACGTCGGCGGTCGCTGCGCGCGGCGGCGCAGCCTCAAGAGCCCGCATCGGCGGCAAGCCCTCGATCGCTTCCAGCGTCGGGGCCGCGTCGATCGGCTTGAGCCCGACCCGCGCGGCGATCGCCGGGACCGGCTCGCTACCGCCGGTGCCCAGCACGCGAGCGCCGGGCACGTCGAGGCGCTCCGACATCACCTGCACAGGTGTGCGCGGAGCCTCTGGCGGCTTGAACAGATCCGCGACGATGCGGCTCAGGTCGTCGACCGTCTGCCGCACGAACCGGCGGGTGTCCTCATCGGCCGCCGCAGTGGCGAGCTGGCTGAGCGAGCGGGCGACGTCCTGCAGATCGGCCGCGAGTTGCCCGGTGTCACCGGCCACGCCCGCAACGGACTGCGCTAGCTCCTGCGCCTCAGCGATCGGCTTGCGCAGCAGTTCAGGAATCTCGCGCACGCCCGCAGCCACGCCCTGCGACTGCTCGACAACGCCCTTGGCGCGCTCGACGAGCGCCAGGCCGTCAGCGCGGATGTGCGCAGCGGTGTCGGCCGCAGCGCCGATCTGCTCTGTCAGCTCCGACAGGCTGCGCACTTTGCGCGTGTCGCGCACGGTGTCGCGCACAGCGTTGTGCGTCTCGTCGAACAAGGCGCGCACGCCCGTAGCGACGAGGGCCACCTCGTCGACCACGCTGCGCACCTCGTCGGCGATCTGCTTGGCGCCGTGCGCAACCTGCACGGTGGCGTCGATCGTGGCGCCCACCGCGTCTGCAACTTGTCGTGCACCGCCGGTGACCTGCGCTGCAGAGCCGAGCGCCTTGTCGGCCGCGTCGACCACGCGCTTGACGTCGCGCACGAGCGGGAAAGCGCCGCCGAGCACCTTGTCGGCCGCGTCGGTGACGACCTTGACCCGGCTCGTGACGTGCGCAGCCGTGCCCACGATTTCATCGGTGCGCGTGATGACCTGCTGCGCTGTGAGCACGTGCTCGCGCGCAATCGCGCCGAGCGCATCGGCTCGTGCATTGCCGGTCTCGACGAGGTGCTGCGCAGCGTGCGCAGCTTCGCGCACAGTGTGCGTCTCCGGCGCAACGGGCTGCTCAGGCTTGCGCGGCCTGCCCGGCTTACGTTTCGTCCTGCTGAGCCGCTCGTCGGCGCGCTGCTCCATGCGGCGCGCGATCGTCCACTCGGGCAGCAGGTTGCCGTCGTCGTCGCGGCTGACGGCCTCGTAGTCGGCCAGCCAGTCGTGCACGTATTCCGGCGGCGAGTAGCCACCGCTGCGCACCGGCACGGCCAGGCACTTGCAGTGATCGTGTCCACGGATCAGCGGGTGCGGGTTACGCGAGGCCGCCGCCTTGGTCTTGTACAGGCCGGGGGCGCCCCGGCTGCCCTCGGTCAGCGCGCGGGTGGCGAGCATCCGGCAGAATCCGCAGGCGTTCGCCGAGGCGTACCGCGCCCACTTGACGCCCTCGCGGTCGGCGTTGTCGAGCACCGTGCGCCGCGACTGGTCGAACACGCTGCGCGTCAGCGACCCTCGCAGCGCGTTGACCGGATCGCGCTGCAGCAGCGCCCAGCGGCCGGATGCGGCGAGCTGGCTGCGTGCGGGCAGCGGAGCGACCTCGGGCACGAACGCTTTTGCTGGTGCGAGCGCTTTTGCGCCCGCGACCTGCAGGACCGGCAAGTTGGCCGGCGGTTGCTCGGAGTACCACTGCGCGGTCAGCTCGCCCGACGCGCGCAGGAACGGGTCAGCCATCGCCGGGTAGACGTCGGTGATCAGCGACAGCCCCTCGGAGCGGGTCAGGCCGCTGAGGCGCGGCACCAGCCTGTCGACGGTGCCGCCTGCCTCGTCACTGAGCCGAACCAGCGCCCGCTGGAACTCGGGTACCGCCTTGGGTTCCGTCACCAGCGCCGCCCTCGCTTTCCGCGCCCGCCGAGGCGAGCGCCTGGTCGATCGGTGGAGCGTCTGGCAGCGGCGTTTCGGGGCCGGAAGTCAACTTCTCGACGAGCGACTGCACACGGCCCGCGCGCATGGCTTCTTTGATCGCCGCTATCTGCTGTTGCGTCATGCCCGGCACCATTGGCAGCAGGTACTCGATCGGCACGCCCTGCCCGGCGAGCTTCACCACGCCGTCGACGACCGCGCCGAACGAACGGGCCTCGGTGTCACGCCAAATCACCTCGGCCGCGCGGTCGGGCTCGGTGTCGCTGTTGGCGTCCATCTCGACGGCCAGGCGCAACACCTGCTCCCACGACTCGCCGAAGCTCTCGCGCTTGTTGGCGAGCTTGAGCTGCTCGCGGTGCTCGGCGGCGGCCAGCGCGTCGGCGCTGACGTTGACCAACCGAACCTGTGACGGGCTGATCTGAGCCTCCATCACGACGTGCTCGATCATCTCTTTGAGCACCTCGTTGTACGGCTCCACCGAAGCTGGCGGGAACGCCTGCGCCTTGACGTCGGGATCTTCAAAGGTCCACACGCGCAACGCAGATGCCTTGAGCACCTCGTTCTTGCTGCCGGTCCAGCCGGTGATCACCCGCTGCGGGTTGGCGCCGAACCGCGACACGATCAGCCGGTCGAAGTTGACGCAGTTGATCGCCTTCTGCATACCGATATGCGGCTCAATCTCGCCGACGATCATGTCGTCTGCGTCGCGGTCGTTGACGAACCGCACGACCGGGCACACCGGGTTGCCGTCCTCGGTTGCGCCGTGCTCGATCACGTCCTCGATCGCGCGCAGCGTGATCGGCTTGGTTGAGGCCACCGCGCGAGCTGCTGAGCCCGTGGTCGGAACCTCGCCGAGGTCCAGCTCGTACATGTACTTGTCGTCGTACAGAACGCCCTTCAACCGCGGCTTGGCGTCCTTGTTCGTCAGCCAGGTCTCAAGCGCGTACAGCGGCCAGGCGTCGAGCACCGGGTCGTCGTAGACGGCGATCAGTTGCCGTGGTGAGCGGCAACGGAACTCAGGCGTGCCGTCGACACCGGGCGTGACGACGACGTAGGCGACGCCGTACTGCACGGCCGGGCGATGCACCTCGGCCTGCCGGGCGTCCATGCGGTTGGCCTGCCAGATACGCCAGGCAGGATCGTCCTCCTGCGCCGTCGCGGTGCGGTAGCCGATGACACTCAACGACTGTGCGAACGAGTTGCGGATCAGCCGCAGCACATTCTTGATCGACAGCTTGGCAAGCTCTTTCACCTCGTCGCTTGCCTCGTCGGGCACACTCGGGGTGCCGCGCAGCCCCTTGGTGTACTCGTAGATCCGGTCGAACTTCGTCTTGTCGTCGAGGTGCAGCCGGTACATGTTGCTGACGAGACTCGACAACTCATCGAATGTCATTGCGTCGTCTGGCCAGTCGGGCTTGACGTCTTCCTCGGGCTGGTCGTCGACGAAAGGCTGCGGGATCATGCGGCCCCCTCTCACACGAACATTGCGCCGCCGCCGCTGCGCTTGGGCGCATCGAGCGCACCGAGCAGGGCCAGCGTCACGGCGACTAGCGGATGGATTACGCACGTTGGGTCGCGGCGGTCCCAACCCCAGCCGCCCGCATCACGGATAGGCCGTTTCTTGGCGCCCTTGAGCGCCTCGGTGACGTCGGCCTGGTCGCCGTGCGTCAGGGTGTCGGCGTTGACGTTGTTCTCAAACAGGCCGCACGCCTTCGCCATATCGCCCGCGCGAGTCACGCGGACCTTGACGCGGCGGCGCTTCAACTCGGGCACCAGCGACTTGGCGGGGCTGGCGTCGTCGACCACGACCGGGATACGGCGCCCGGCACGCTCGACGAGCCAGTCGACGGCCGCAACGGTGTCGGTGCCAGCCCACACCTGCTCGATATGGCGACTCTCGTCGTCGAGCAGCCAGCAGGCGCCGATCGAGATAGCGCCGCCGTGTGACATGTCGACACCGATCGCGTTCGGCTTGACCCCATCCTCGGGGCCGAGCTGGTCGGCCAGATCGCGCCACACGCCGGGCTTGACGACCTGCGCGTGCACGGCGAGCTTGTCCCACACGCCCATTGCCTCGCGCCGGAAGCTGTCCCACGACAACGCTTTGCGCATACGCATGATCGAGCGGCGCGACGTCCGGTGCGGGTAGCTCGGATTCATCTTGCGCCACGTCGCCTCGTCGTCGGGGTCGTCGTCCTCGTCGGCCGAAATCTCGACGTACGCAACGTCGTCGGACTCGCCGTTGAGCGCGTCCATCCGCAGGTTGGTGAACACCTCGCCGGGATCACTCGGCTTCGGCGGCGTGCCCGCGAACAACACCAGGCCGTTCGGCGCGGCGTTGGTCGCCGGGATCATGTCGTCCATCGCGTTCTCGGTGAGGATCTGCGCCTCGTCGAAAATCAGGACGTCGACCTTGGCGAAACCGCGACCAAAGCCCTTCTCGCGGGCACCGAACAGGATTCGGCTGCCATTGGAGAACAGCACAGCCTCTTTGCCGTTGCCGGTGTGCACCGCGCGGATGTGCGGGGCGATCTGCTCGCGCTTGGCGAGCGCCTGCATCGACTTGAACGTCTCCGCAGCAGTGCGGGTCCGGTGCGCTGTCCAGATCACCGTTGTGCCGGGCGTCATCCTGCACAGCGCGAACACCAGGGCGCCGAGGAAGTAGGTCTTGCCGGTCTGTCGCGGGATCGACATAGCGAACATGTCGGCCGCGTACAGGCCATCGGAACGCTTGGCACACACCAGCTTTCCGAGGTCGTCCTGCCAGCGGTCGAAGAACAGACCCATGTTGACGTTGCACTCGTGGCGTACAGACGGCCACGACGTCGACACGATGCCCTCGGGCTTGATTACGTGACGGGCAACCTCAGACAGCCGGGGCTCAGAGGTCCGAGCCATCGAACGGCTCATCGGCCGGAACCTCCGGTCGACCCTCGCCCGACTCGGCCCGCTGCAGCTCCAACGCCTCGATCTCCTTGGAAATCTCCATGAGTCGGCGACTCAGCGAGGCGAGGTCGCGCGGCGGCGTCTCGTCGTCGAACACCGCAGCAGAGATCCGCACATGCAACCGGCGCAGCTCGTCGAGCCGGTCGAGCTTGCTGTCACTCATCGCGGCCACCGCCTGCCAGCACCGGGCACACCTCGCCGTGCTCCTGGGCTCGCTCGGTCAGGTCCAGCGGCAGCACGCGGCAGGGCGCCGAGGTGGCGCCGGGCGCGGGCTCATCCAGCTCGAAACCGAGAGCGAGGGTGATCGGCTCGCCGCAGGCCGGGCATGGCACTTCGGCGGTAGCGGGTGCGCGCATGGTCGTATCTCCTGGTGAAGGTGGGTCGCCGTGTTAGCTCAAAACGGCCTTTCGTGGCGTTGACGTGCGGGAACGAAACGTGCCGGCGGTTAGCCGGAAGGTGCGCGGTCTGCGCGGGACGCAGCTAGTGCCGCCTCCTGCCGGGCCTGCCGGTCGTTGAGTTCGGCGAGGTTCCAGGCGATCGACAGCAGCGCGTGCAACATGACCGGCGTCTGCAGGTCGTCGGGATCGAACTGCAGCGCCTCGAAACCAGACAGGGCCGCCGCCAGGTGCTCGTCGGGAGTCAACTCGGCGACCCCGACTGTCGGGCTCGGCGAGTCCTCCCCGAGCTGGTTGAGAATCGGATGCTGCTCGGGCGCGAGCGACATTCGCTGTGACCTTTCATGCTGCGCCGATCACGCTGCGGCGCTTGGAAAAAAATGCTGGGGAGAGAAACGTGCCT